TAGTAGATATGAGAGATAATGGTATTGAAGATGAACTTAACTTTACAGCAGATGAGATTGATTACACAAACTTAAATGGTAATGAGTGTGGTGTGTTTCGTAAGTTTGAGATGAAATATGTTCCAAAAGTTGTAGAACCAGAGGTAGTGTAAGTTATGTGTAGAGAGTGTGGAAAGCCTTGTGATAATGGTATGATATGTGATGCTTGCTTAGAGAGGCTAAGATAATGAACATAACATACCCCACACTCAAACCTACAGTAGATAATAAATACATAGTTGTAGAAGACTATGTATATAAGGATGTTAGAGTACCTAACGGGTACCTAACTAATGGGTCTGATATTCCCAGAAGCCTATGGGTAATTGTACCACCCTTTACACCTAAATACATGCACGCAGTTGTTATACATGACTATTTGTGTGATTTAGAGATGTACGAAAAAGCAGATAAGTATTTTGAAGAGATATTGTATAGTGTAGAAAAAACAGTTGTAACTAAATCTATGGTATTAGCAGTAAAAGAATATCATAAATTTAGATATAATACTAAATAACAAAGTAAAGAGAGTAAGGATGCGTATGACTGATGATGTAATGAGGGATTTGGTGACTAAGCACGACACAGTCATTACAAACCTTGTGAGTAGTGTTGAGCACTTAGTAAGCTCACAAACAGAGACTAATAAAAGACTTGAAGAGATCACTAAGTTCTTGACTAAACAAGTTGTATTTAGTAATAAGTTAGAAAACATGGATAGAGATGTAGCTGAGAGTTTTAAACGTGTGCATAGTCGTATGGATGAGATTGATGATGTACAGAAAAGCTCTATAGGATGTAGTAGTGTGAGATTACTGACTAAAGACCTAGAAAGCCTTACAAAAGAGGTAGGTAGGTTAGTAGAAAATATGAACAGTAACAGAGAGTACGTTGAGGCAGTTGATAAGCAGGTATCAGATATGCTATCACCAAGCTTACTTAAATGGGCAGGTGGGTTTATAATCCTATACACTGTCACATTTGGGACTTACGTGGTGCAATCGTTTAATGTATTAGATAAAACTAATACATCTATACGGACTTTACTTGATAGAGATATAAAAGATACAGACTTACTTATGGAGAGCATCTATGGCTACAAAGCTAAAGCTACTCGCTAGGTACATAGTGTTAGGTTACTTTATGTACCTAGCCTATGACATAACTAGAATAGAGTACGCACAAGGTATAAAAGATATCGGTGAGATTGCTACTAGTGCAATATATATAGGGGATGCTGAATGAAAAATTGGAAGAGTTCCTCGGCATTCATTACCTTTATGCTGACATACATCTATGTTATCTATAGTGGTAGCTCTGAAGGTATAGTCAGTACAGTTGGGTATCTGCTCCTTTACGCTATGGCATTTATCATGGTTCGTAGTGATACGCTTAACACTGTTGTTATAGAGCTTGCAGAAGGCTTCAAAGGGAGGATAAGTAAATGATCGCGCAACTAAGTATGTATAAAAATATGATAGCTTATGGGGCTATAGTCTTAGCAGTAATAGGTTTATGGATTTATGTTGATGGACTGAAAAGTAGAATTGACAAGTTAGAGAAGTCTAAAGCTAAATGTGAACGTAACTACATGGCAGAGCAACTTGTAACTGAAAGATTTAAAGCAGCTGTTAGTAAACAAAATGCTAGAATTAGCGAGATGAAGCTAGATGTAGATGCTGCTGATAAGAGGTTAGCTGCGTTTAAAGCTAAACCAGCTGAGATTAGATATAAGTATAAAGAGGTATATAGTAATGAATGTAAAGATATTAAGTCTGTCATTGATGATATTCGCCATAACCTTTAGCGGCTGTATGTGTGAACCTGAGGTTAAATATGTACCAGACCCCTATGAGGTTAAAGTACCAGTAAAGTGTATTGTAGAGAATGCTGAGTGTGAGTTTGACTTACCTACAGATACTGAAGTTGTTAATGCAATGAGAAAGTGTATTATAGATATGAGACATAATGAAGAAAGGTGTAAGTAATGAAAAGTGAATATTTTGAGATACATGAGATAGTACCAAAGAAGATGTACGAGAAGTACGGAGAGAGTGCATGGAGATACGTAGATAGAGGTATGATACATGATATGGACCACCTTAAAGAAGTGTTCAGTAAAGGTACTATGACTATTAATAACTACCACTGGAATGGGGATAGAGAATGGAGTGGTATTAGGACACCTGAAAGTCAATGGTATAGTTATGGAAGTCAACATAGCTATGCTAATGCTCTTGACGCAGTGTTTAGCCACTACACAGCTAGAGAAGTGAGAGAGTATATACTAGACCATCAAGATGAGTTTGTATGGATAACTAGACTAGAAGAGGGTGTACACTGGTTACATGCAGATGGAGCTAACACAGAATACAGCTACATAACAACATTTGAGGCATAGTATATGGATAACAATAAGCACTCATACGATGTCGATGCTATATTAGCATCTAGTACAATAAGTAAAAGACAAAGAGAGTGTTTTGAGACTCTTAGAGATGCTGGTACTGTAGCTAAATCAGCTAAAGTACTCGGGCTTAACAAAAGAAGTCTGCAAGCTATCTTAGCCAGAGGTAGGAAGTTAGCATTAGCTGAAGGTGTGGATAAGTATGTACCAAATAAACAGGTGCTAGGTGGTACAAGTACATTATACAAAACTGATGAGGAGACTGGTGAGAAAGTTGAAGTCATGCAGTGGGTTAAAACTAAGAGTACAGATGAAAGTACATTAGAGGCTATTCAACAAGTTACAAGTGAACTAGCCAAAGAAGTTGACGGTAAGGCTAAACCAATAAAGAAACCTAAGAAGTTGGTGAAAGACTTACTAGTGGCCTACGTTAGTACAGATATACACCTAGGACAGTTCTCATGGGCACCAGAGACAGGAGAGAATGTAGACGTAGATAGTGTTAAGTGTAATGTTATTAACAGTATGTACATACTTACTGAGACTACACCAAGTGCTGAAGAAGCTATAGTGTTGGATTTAGGTGATACATTACATGCTGCTAATGATGATGCTAGGACTAAGAGTGGACATGTGCTAGATGTTGATGGTAGGCATGCAAAGGTATTTAAAGCACTTGTAGATATGAAACTAGAGATGATAGATTTAGCACTTAAGAAGCATGCTAGGGTTACATACATAATAGTAGCTGGGAACCACAGTGACTTAGTACCAAACTATTTAATAGCTATGTTAAGTGCATACTATAGAAATGAACCAAGGCTTACTGTAAATTGTGAACAAGGGTTGCATAAGTATTACAAGCATGGAGAGACTTTACTAGGTTTCCACCATGGCCATGCGACTAAGATGCAAAGACTGCCTGAAGTTATGGTGTGGGATAGGAAAGAGGACATAAGTAGCACAACACATAGATATTGGCTGACTGGTCATGTGCATAAAGATAGCGTAGTAGATAACCCAATAGCAAGATGTGAGAGTTTTAGGAATGCAACACATAATGATGCTTGGGCAAGTGGAGCAGGGTACAGAGGACATAAGCAAACTGTCGCTATTACATACAGTAAGAAGTATGGAGAGATAGCAAGAAACATAGTTCCCATAGACTTAGTTAAAGCTTCCGTAAGAGAAGAGATGCTATAATGAGCACAATTAAACAAATAGGGTGTGGTGAGACTAATGAAAAGTAAAATAAATCAGAAAGCACTACTTAAAGCTTTTAAAGCAGACTTAGCAGCAGCCGACCTTACACGTGTAGAGTGGACTGATCAAAGGGACACATGGATTAGTGAAACTTATGGTAAAGCGTATGGTAATGAAGTTGAAGGTAGATCACAGATAGTAAGTAAAGATATCAAGAAGCAGTTAGAGTGGATGATACCAAGTATTACAGATCCGTTCTTAAGTTCCCAAGATGTGATCTCATGTAATCCAGTCACATATGAAGATGCTGAAGCTGCTAGGCAGAATGAGCTACTACTTAATACACAATTCTGTAGAAAATTCCCAAGATATAATTTCATAAACAAAGCTACAAGAGTACTAGCGACTGAAGGTACAGTAGTTATACAGACTGGATGGGATTACAAAGAAGAAGAGTACGAAGAAGAGACTGAAGTAATTGCAACTGATGAGTATGGTAGAGACTACATAGCTATGGATATGGTTAAGAAGTTAAGAGTATTGAAGAACCAGCCTACAGCAACAGTGTGTAGAAATGAAGATGTGTACATAGACCCTACATGTATGGATGATATGGATAAGTGTCAGTTTGTTATTTATAGGTATGAAACAGATATAAGTACATTAAAAAGTGATGGACGATTCAAGAACTTAGATAAAGTAGAACTGGATAGTAATGACCCAGATAATGACAGTGATTATGCCAACGAAGATGATACATCATTTAAGTTTGAAGATAAAGCTCGTAAGAAGATTATGGTGTATGAGTACTGGGGTAACTATGATGTAGATAATGACGGTGTTGTAGAACAAGTTGTATGTGCATGGGTAGGAGATACAATAATTAGATTGGAAGATAATCCATACCCAGATAAAAAACCTCCATTTATAGTAGTACCTTTTAATGCCGTACCATTTCAGTTATTCGGTGAAGCATTAGCAGAAAACATTGGAGATAATCAAAAGATTAAAACAGCTATCACTCGTGGGCTTATAGATAATATGGCTCAGAGTAACAATGGTCAAGTTGGTATTAGACGTGGAGCATTGAACAGTCAGAATAGGAAGAGATTTCTAGCTGGTGATAACTTTGAGTTCAACACTAGCCCTAATGACTTCTGGCAAGGTAGTTATAACCAAATACCTGGCAGTGCGTTTAATATGTTAAGTCTCATGAATAATGAGATAGAAGCACAGACTGGTGTTAAGAGCTTCAGTGGTGGGTTAAATGGTAGTAGTCTTGGTAGTAGTGCAACTGCTGCTAGAGGCACATTAGATGCTGCTGCGGTTAGAAAACTTGATATAGTTAGGAACATAGCAGAGAACCTTATTAAGCCACTAATGAGAAAGTGGATGAGTTACAATTCAGAATTCCTTGAAGAGGAGGAGGTTGTACGTATAACAAATGAAAAGTTTGTACCGATCAGAAGAGATGACCTTAATGGTAAGATTGACATTGATATTAGTATAAGTACTGCTGAAGACAATAGTGCTAAATCACAACAACTAAGTTTCCTACTGCAAACACTAGGTAACACAGTACCATTTGAGTTTACACAACTTATACTTGCAGATATTGCTAAGTTGAGTAGAATGCCAGACTTAGAAAAGAAACTTATGGACTTTAAACCACAAGCTAACCCAATGCAAGATATAGATATGCAGAAGGCTAAGCTAGAGAATGCATTATTAGAGGCTAGAGCTTTCAATGAACATATGCAAGGTAAAGAGAATGAGATTGATAGACAGCTCAAAGAAGCCAAAACACTTGTAGAGAAAGCTAGAGCAAGAAACTTAGAAGCAGGTGCTGATGTTGCTGACTTAAACTACATGAAAGAGAATTTAGGTTTAGGTCACCAAGAGAGGCTAGAACTAGAGGAACTTAGAAATAAGCTCAATGTACAGCAAATGATGATACAAAAGAGATTAGACCCAAAAGGTGAAGTAGGAGTAATGAAATGATTTATGACAATGGAACAGTAACAGAACAGGCAAGTATGCTTCAAACTATGAAACAAAAGGCTGCTGCCTACGATGAGGCTAACAAGAAGTTTGAGATGAAGAGTGCATTTACACAAGGTTTAGACCATGGTGTAAAGAGTGTAGAACCAGTAATAGATGGGCTAGCTAGTGAACTTGCAAAAGCACACAGTATGGCTCAATCAATGTATAAAGGATACTAGATGGAAGAACAAGGATTAGCAGGTCAAATGGCTGGACAAGGACAACAAGGTGCTCAACAAGAGCAAATGAGACAACTAATGATGCAAGTTATTCAGTTACTTAAACAAGGTGTAAGCCCTCAAGAGTTAGTACAGCAAGGTGTCCCAGCTGAAATAGTACAGCAAGCTATGCAGATGTTGGAACAAATGGCACCACAACAAGAGCAACAAGAACAGCCTATGATGCAAAGTGCGGAACAAGGGCTAGGATTGCAAGGCTAAGGAGGTCTTAAGGCTTCCACTGTTAAAATGCGACTATAAAGCTACTAGTGAGCTTGACTAAACATAAAACAAAGGATTCGCATGTCGAACAACCAAGAAGTAGAATTAGAATTAGCAGAGAGACAAGATCTCATTAACAAGTATGAAGCCCTTAAGTCATTAAAAGAAGATAGACGTTTCCAATGCTTAATCTTAGATGGTTATATGAAAGAGAAAGCTGTAGACACTACAAGCTTACTTAGTACAGAGTATGGTAGAAGTATCAGAAGTACACTGTTTGAAGAGCTTGCAGCAATTAGCTGTTTTGAAGGTTACCTACATATGGTAGAGAATCTTGGTGCACCACTACTTGCTGACGAGGAAGAAGAGTAGGCTTAGGCTTACTCTTATTTAAAGGAACAGTATGGCTGATGAAATCAATAACCTAACTGAAGATCAATTATGGGACATGAGTGACGAAGAGTTAGAAGCTCAAGTAAATGCTATAGAAGGGGAAACAGATGACTTACAAGAAGAAGAGCAAACCCCTGAAGAAGAAATAGAACACACAGAAGAAGTAGAGGATTTGGAACAACCTGTTGGCCAGGATTCCGATGATAATGCTAGTGATGAGATTGAAGATGAAGTTGAGACTGAAGAGCCCTCAGATGAAGTAGAAGTTGACAATGAAACAGCTGATGAAACTAAAACTGAAGATGAGCAAGTTACTGAAGAGGAAGCAACACCTGAGGTTAAGCCACAACCAACACAAACACTTAAAGTTAAAGCTAATGGTAGAGAATTTGAATTTACTCCTGAAGAGGTTCTAGAAAGGTTCCCTCAAGTATTTGGTCAAGCTATGGATTACACACGTAAAACACAAGCTATCAAACCTTGGAGAAAGCAGATAGATGCTTTAGAGCAAAATAAGATTACACCAGATGACTTAAACTTAATGATAGATGTGTTGAAGGGTAACAAGGAAGCAGTGACAGAAGTACTGAAGCGAACAGGCATTGATGCTCTCGAATTAGAAACTGATGAAGCTACAAACTACGTACCAGAGGATTATGGTCGGGATGAAATACAACTAGACCTGCAAGAAGTGATTACAGACATTAGTAGTGACCCAGAGTACGAACGTACTAATAAGGTTCTTAGCAATGAATGGGATGACGCTTCATGGAATGAGTTGTCAGCTACACCTACTATGATTAAAGCACTACATGAGGATGTGAAAAGTGGTATGTACGACACATTGATGCCAACTGTTGGTAAGTTAAAACTTTACGATGGTGGTAGAAAGTCTGACATTGAATACTACAAAGAAGCAGCTACAATGTATTACTCAAATCTAGAACAGGTTAAGATGCAGGAAGCAGCACAAAGAGCTGCTCAAGATGCTGAAGCTAAACTACAACAAGTAAGACAAGCTCAGACTAGTGTAGAAGTAGAAAGAGCTAAGGCTCCTAAACGTAAAGCTGCAACACCTGTATCTAAAGCTGCTCCTCAACGGAAAGCTGTAGACTACTTAGATGACTCAGAAGAGGCATTCGAAGAGTGGTATAATAAGATTCAAGATAGCTATTAAGCTATCTTGATTAGTTAAGTAGGAAACACCTACTAAAAGGACAAACAATGGCAACAACAATTTATGGTAATGGTACTACAACTGCATCATCTGGTGCTAACACAGTAACACATTTTTATGACCGAGCTGGTATTAAAGCTGCAAATGCAGTATCAATTTATGGACAATTCGTAGATAGAAAATCTATGCCTACACGTATGGGTAAGACTTTCAAAATTTCTAAATGGCAACACATTTATGACCTAGACCAAGGTGATGTAAACTTTGCAGCAAATGGTTACCTAGGAAAACGTGATCTAGCTACTGTATCTGCTAAACTTGCAGCTGTAGATGGAACTGGTGCTGGACTTCCAGAAGGTGCTGGAGCAATCAACTCTGTTACACCTAAGAAAGTTACAGTTGAGACATCGCTTAACCGTTATGGTTTTATGGTAGATTACACTGATGAGGCTACACTGTTCTCAGAAGACAACACACAAGTAAAATATCGTGAAGAACTTGGTTATTTAATTAACCAAACATACGAAGATTTAGTACAAAAAGATATGCTATCAAGTGCTGGTATCGTAATCAATGCTGGTGGTAACATCACTAAAGCACAAATGGGTGCAACTATCTTAGCTGATGGTACAAATGAAGAACTTTATAAAGTATCTTTTGACTTAGTTCGTAAAGGTGTTAAAGCACTAGTACGTAACCGTGCTCAACGTCAAACTGAGATTCTTACAGGGTCTACTAAAATTGGTACTAAACCAGTTAATAAAGCGTTCTACTCAATCATTGGACCAGAAATTAAGTATGACTTAGAAACACTTACACGTGGTTCTGTATATGCTACTGAGTTTGCATATATCCCTGCATACCAATATGCTGCTGCTGGTAACCTTGCAGAAGGTGAAGTTGGTTCAATGCATGATGTACGTTTCATCGAGTCTGAAGGTGCTATGATGGAAGTTGGAGCTGGTGCAGAAATCCCTACTGACTACGCTGGTGAGTTAAGTAATGACGGAACTAACTTTGATGTATTCCCAATGCTTTTCCCAACTAAAGGCGCATTCGCTACTGTTGGTCTTAAAGGTCGTGGTAAAGTTAAATTCTATGCAAAAGCTCCTGAAGCTATTGATAGTGCTAACCCACACGGAACTAAAGGTTTCTTCTCTGGAAACTTCTTCTATGCTGGTCTAGCTTTACAGCCAGAAAAACTTTTACGCATCAACTGCCTTGCAACAAAATAGGTAGTTGCATAATAGCCTTTAAGGTTATTTACTCTGTACTCTCCTTTAAGTAAGGGGAGTATATGAAACTCCTAAACTACACAACCATATATCACGGTAATACTAAACTTCCAGCAGGTAAAGGTGATAACCTACAGATCTACTTAAACCTCATATAAGCAAACCCACTGTATACTACCACATAAACTAAACAACCACAAAGGAATTAGAAATGGGTAAATCACTAGAAGATTTAAAACTAGAAGCTACTGAATTAGGTATTGACTTCAACAAGAACATAGGTGCTGTCAAGCTACAAGAAAAGATTGATGCTAAGTACGAAGCTGAGAGTAAATCAGCAGACATTGCAAAACCTAAAGAGGAAGCAGCAGATGAAGTGACTGATGTTATCACACCTACTAACAAAGAAACTGCACTTATTAAAGCTAAACGTATTATTGCAGCTCAAGAGAAAGAGAACTTACAGTCTGTTGTGGTTAGTATTACAATGGTAGATAAACGTGAAGCATCTAGTGCTACTGAAGTGTACCTAGGTAATGGTGATGTTGGTATGAAAATACCATTAGACACATTTGTTGAAATACCTAAGATACTAGCTGAGTTAGCTGATGAAGCTAAAGCAGTTATGCATGTCGATGTTGATGGAATCTCAACACCTAAGCATGTTAAGAAGTACGTAGTAGAGTACAAAAAATAGGTATATAGGCTTCACTTAGGTGAGGCTTATTATATTTAAATAGGAGTTTAGTATGTACTTAATATATGACCAAGAAACTCCACTACGTAATGCTTACATATCTGCACAAAGAACACAAAATACCATACTAGAATGTTGGCCAACTAAACATGTTGGGCACAACTGGGATCAAACCATAACTACCAATGACATAGTCATGGCTGACTTTTACTTTTGGGCTAAAAACTTAGGTGGGTTTATTCAGCGAGAGCTAATAAGTGAGTGTCATGGTAAGGTATATGATGTACTTGGACTCTCACTAGAAGGGTTGTTACAAGATAGCCCAGATATAGTTAATGTTGAGTATGCTTATGTATATTGGAAAGGTGTTGAGCTTAATAGGAGAAGCCTACTAAGTACAGAACTAGATACTTACCTACTTAACAGGAAACAAGTAGGTACCAAAAAGAAGTTATTAATTAGGTATAAGAAGCAATATATTGTACCTCTAAGTGGTACAAGTAAGTTGTTGCTAGGTAAGTTCAAGGGTCCAGAGTATGAGGCTGATACCACTGTAGTACAAGCTGAGTTAAATTCTATAGCAACAGATGCGCTTGCTAAAGTTAATAATGGTTTTAGTAGCCTTAGTGTAGTACATAATACAGATGTTGAGTCACTGGTGTACGACACTGGACATGATAAAGTTGCATTTGCTGCACTATGTGATGCAGGTAATGCTGAGTTTTCAACATCAGCTAAAGTAATATCTAAAGTAACTACTGTAGCAGCTACAGACCTCATTACCCGTACAGAGACCTATACTGCTGATGTAGTTATCGAATTTACATATACAGCAAATGATGTTGAGGACAGTACTTTCAGAGACTACCTATTAAGTAAACTGAATGATAACAATATTGTGTTTACAAATAATAGTTTTACAAAACAAATGCATAACTGCCTAGGGGAGTATTTAGTAACCAATGATGGATTAGTTTTATCATTAACACAAACTGATACCTCTCTAGACTTAGGTAAGGACAGTGCAGTAGATAAAACAATAAGTGAGTCCTTTGTACTAAAAGGCAGAAAAGCTACCGACACTACAATAGCTACTGGGTTATACGCATTGAACCCTTATGAATTTATAGAATTTATGGGAAAGAACTTAGATACCCAAACAATAATGCCAGAGGCTTCCACGTGGGAAAGGTTAATAGGTATTATTATAATTATAGTTGCGATAGCTATTGCTGTTATCTCCGCAGGTAGTGCTTCTGGAGTGTCAGCAGCTATAACAAGTGGTGCACCAGTGACTACTGTGATGGCAGCTAACTTCCTATTCGTATTCACGTTAATAATAAGCCTAGAATCATTAGCACTAGGTGTACTAGCTAGTTATCTTGCTAAGAAAGGTGATATAACTATGGCTGCGGTTATAGGTGATAGCTTAGTTATACTACAAGGGATAGCAACAATAGCTGGTATATTACAGTTGGGCATGAGCCTTGGAAGTTACATATCAATGGCTACAACTACTATTAAGGAAGGTGCTAGTACACTAGCTAGTATGTCTCTTAAAGAAGTAGCTGTTAAAGCTTATGAGGTAGCTAAAGAAAAGTTCTTAGAGTTAGTTGATAGTATATGGGAAACACTTGTAGATGCCTTCAATTGGTCAAGTGAGACTATGCTACAATCCCTTAATAAAGTTATGGGGTGGCTAAATGCCGCATTTAAACAGTATGTTAAAAGTATTACCCCTAGTGACACAAATGGTGGTTTCCCTCCTGTTGAGAATGAAGATAGTAGCGCTGCTGTAATTAGAGTAGACAACTTAAGATTAATGCAGATGTCTTTTGATACATACAGCTTTATAGATATGAATGGTCAAATGGGAGCAATGCCTTATAACATGACAGAAGGCACAATTAGAGCATGCACAAGTAAGTACTATGATGCTTGGTAGTGTCTTTAAAGTAAATTAGAGTATAATACATAACTGAATAAAATTAAAGGAATTAGCAAATGGCATATACAACATCATCACAAATATTTACTAAGGAGGCAGTAGCTGACTTAGATGTAATACCTACATATGAAGAACTTATGGTAGCTTCTGTAGGCCCAGACAGTGTTTATATTAGAGCTAAAGAGACTATAGATAAGCTACTGGCTGACGGTAGGATTACAAGTCCAGAGAGAGCTAATGTATTATCAAGCTTACTAAGTAACATTGTATCTAGTATATCTGGTCAAGCTATGGCATTGTCGTATGAAATAGCTAAGGATAGAAGAGATGCACCATATCAACTAACTAAGGCTAAAGAGGACACATTACTTGTTAAAGAGCAACGTAATAAGATAGCAGCAGACAATGTAACATCTGGTGAGAATATAGATTTGATAGCTGAAGAAGTGAATTTAAAACGTTTTAGCGGCTGGAAAGTACAAGCTGATCTAGTTAGAGATGATGGCGTGAATTTACCAACAGTTCTTGAAACTACATTGCTACCTCAAGGTAGTATAGAGACTAATAAAGGCTTAAAACACTATCAAGAGGAACAATCAAAAATTAGTGGGTATGCTACTATGGCTAAGTCATTTAGGGAAAATGGTGTAGTAGGATACACTGCTAATGTTGATGGAAGTATATCCAGCATGTCTGACTTACAACCAGCCAATCCAGGGCTTACACAAGCTCAATACGACGTAGCAGTTAGACAAGTTAAAGCATTCGATGATAATAAGTTCCAGCATGCTGCTAATAGTTCTGCTAACATGATTAGTATGCTGATCAGTAGTGGAAATGGTGGTGCAGTGTCCGCAACAGACGCAGACTTATGGCGTGCAGCAGTTACGTATCTTAACACAGAAACTGCGTAAGGAGGTACTAGATGGCTAATATGACAATACCTAGAGGAATAGACTACTCGTTTAACATTATAGTAAAGGAGGCTAACAGCTTCCTACCTAAAGACTTAACAGCTTTTGACAATGGTACTATAGATATCATCCATAAAGAGACTAAGACTAAAGTAATAACATCAAATATCACTGTGGGTAGCAATCCTCTAAGTGGTATCGTGCATGGAACAATACTAGGTGTAGATAGTGCTGGCTTAGAGATTAGTAGGGGAGCTGTGGAAGATAGACTATATAGTAAGCCTAACTATCAAGCTTTAGTTACAATAAAGTTTAGTGATGGAACAAAAGATATTGTGGTTATTATAGATAATATCAGTGTAGCTGTAACTGGTGTGTAGTTATGAGTACTGAACTAGAAGTTGTGCAAGACACTACCACAGTGACTAGTAGTGATGTAGTAGAGGTAGTAGATAGTACAGTAACATCTAATGAAGTTAGTAGCGACATAGATGTAGTAATAGAAGAAAATAACTTTGTCATCACATCTGGGGGTATGTATGGAAGTAATAGCGGGCCAACTACTGTGCCAGATTGGTTACAGACAGCAATAAATAATGCAATAGGTGATGGGTATAGTGTACAGGCGTTAGACCAGCTTATAAATGACTTAAATAATGCTATCAGTAGTCTTGAAGACGGTGTCAACCAGAATATATCTAGGATTGTAACTAACAGAGAGACTATAAATACTTTAGATACATATGTAAAAAGTACTGTTGATGGCAACATAGCAGCTATACTAAACACACAACAGACACTAGCTAGCAAAGATTACACACAGAGTAGTATATCTACGTATATGGCAAGTATGTTCAATGGACAGAACTCAAGTGCTAATTCATGGGCTTTGGACGCTACTAGTACGTATGCTGACAGTATTGGGGCTATTGCTTCTGAAATGACTACGTTAGGGGCTACAGTAACTAACCCATATACAGGTTTAGCTGCTACAGCATATAATGTACACACTATAAATAATGTAGTGGGTATAACTGATGGTGTAGTAGATGGTACTGGACTACTACAAGATATAAGTATGTTACAAAGCCAAATGGATGGGACTATAGAAGCTTACATGGGCGAGGTAGATATACTAACTTACGATGTAGACGATGATGGGGTACCACTAGTAGATACAGTTGAGATACTAGATGTGTACAAAGATGATGGTGTATATGTAACAACAGCAACAAGTACAAGTACATTAGACTTACATACGTTATGGTACAAGCTAGATGTGGCAGAAGCTAAAAGACAATTAGCAACATACCAGATGTTTACTGTAGATGGTGTATCTGTTGATTTAACATACAACTTAGATACTGACACGTATACTGATAGTATTAGTGGAATTGTGTATACTTTAAATACTGTGTACGATGATACAACTAGCACATGGGCATTAGATGTTACAGATACCGACACTGACACTACAACTACGTATGATGTAGATAGTGCTATATGTACTAGTTCTAATGGTACATGGGAACTAACGCATAATACTAGAGGTGACTGTGACTGTTACTTTGAAACTAATAGAGCTAACCACATAGGAGACATCTACATATACCATACAAGAGATGCTAGTACTGGCCAGTGGGTATATGAGAAGTCTTATAAGTATATGAAAACAGTAGTTGATACTACAACTCCTCTTGGTACAGACCCAGATGGGTATACATGGGCACTAGTTACTGACTCAGCAGCGAATAATGCTTATATGCTAGCAAGTGAAGCAGCAGCCATGGCAGATGGTAAATCAGCTATACACTACGGAACACTAGAGGAGAGAGATACATTATCACTGAGCTGGGATAGCATACAAGCTAACAGGAATATAGGTGATGTATGGTATGTACCTACAACACAAATAGATGGAACAACTACTGTAGTCGGGTATAGATGGAGTGGTAGTGTGTGGGAGCAACTGGCAGATGAGGCTCAGTATGGGTTAAGTCAAGTTGTGGATACTGTAACTGCACAGTTAGATGGTGTAGGTGAAGGTACTGGTAGTGTTGTAAACTATGTACAAGCTAGCAGCACTGGTGTTGAAAGTAAGTGGGCATACAACTCTGAACTTAGTATAAATGGTGTAACGTATTCTAGTGGTTTTGGACTACAAATGAATGCAGCAGCTACTGATAATGGGGAAGCTGGTAGTGAGTTCTGGGTGGATGCAAATAAGTTTAGGTTTACAGATGGTAGTGTAGGGCATGATGTGTTTGTTGCTGATGCTAATGGTGTGGAGTTTACAGGTAAAGTAAATTTCTATGGTTTAGGCCTAGATAGCACTAGTACAAGTATAAATGGTGGCCTTATAGATGCTAACACAATAACTGCTGATACAATAGTAGCTGGTAGCAGCTTTACATCTCCTATAATAAATGGTGGTACTATTAGTGGGGGATTAATAGAGGGTGTAAATATTGTAGGTGCTGTAATTAAGTCCAGCTGGATAGACTATACTTCTTCTGGTTCATTAACGAACTGGCAACACTACACTACTAGTAGTGTACCATCTTCCTACAAAGCTAACTTTGCCCATGATAATGAGACTGGCGCTTTAGTAGTAGATAGCGATGGGTATGTTAGACTTCCTGGTATACTAAATGTAGCAGCAACTGGTGGTACACAAAGCTATAAAGGCGCTGACTCCCACTCATTCTCGTTAAGGGATAATATACACCCGTATAACTCTTATGCCCAAAGTAGCACTAACAGAGTAATATCTGCTAAACCTACAGTTACAGTCCTTAGTTCCTTTAAATTAATGAATATAAGTGATAACTTAGGTACTGGTAATAGTGTTGATGTGTACTGGTACATAAACGGAACTAAGGTTAGAGTAGTTGTTAGTTCTTACCCTAGTATAGGGAACTTACTAGAAGTTGGTGGGGCAACAAAATATGTTAATAAGGATGACACGTATACTAGGGATTTTACGTACACTACAACCGTAGAAGGCATTAGTATAACGTTTAAGGCTTGGTCTAGTTCAAATAATCCATGGTATGCTTCTGTCACTGCAAACGCTGGCACACATATTGCATCTAAAGTATTTAGTGGTAGTAGTGCTTCACACTATGTAGGTGGTTTCGTCAGTTCTTACGCTTCTGTGAAGGCTACTGTTGGTTTAGGGTCTTATAAGTTAAATTAAAATAATCTACCCTTAATATTAAGTGTAGTATAATGAGCTATAAAATAGTGTAAGTAAAGGATATAATATGGGTGTATTAGATGGGTTAAGTAATCTTTTTGGGAATGATAAAGCTACAACTACAGGCGGATCAACTTGGACATATACTGGTATTGGGCAAGATGGTAAAGCATTAACTAGTACTAGTATGGTGGATGCAAATGGTAATAGTTTATTCCAAGATGGCAGTGTTACTAGTGCTACTCAAGGGACTACAGGGTCTGGTGGTCTAAGTACGTATGGTGGAGCTATGGCTGGTGCTGAATTAGGTTTAGGGCTACTAGGGTACTTTGAAAATAAAAAGACAGCAGATGCCCAGAGAGCACTAATGGATCAACAATATAACACTAATGCTGTGCATGAAGCTAACTTACAAGCGGATAGAGCACATTTACAAAAAGTAATGGCGTAAGGGGTATAGTATGGCAGCAGCAGGTTATGCACTAAGGTTTAATCAAAGTCATGTAATAGACCCTACTAAAGGGGCTAGAAAATCTGTTGAAGGTGCGTATAACATCCTTAATAGTGATGAGAAACTCAGACAGAGAGACGAGTTGCTTGGTATACGTCGTCAAGCTCAAGACAGAGCAGAGAGAATGTACCAAGATACAGTTGATGCTACTAAGCGTAAGCAACAAATAGAGGCTAATACTAAAGATGCCATACTACAAACTGATAAAGGTGCTGGGATCTCTGATGCGTACAAACGTATCTCTGATGCATATGATAGCGAAGTAGCAAATATATCAAAAACTACTGGTGTTGATAAGCAAGTACTGATAGACTCCGTAAATCCTGAGAGTAAGTTGTATGGTACGAATGATAGAATGAAAATACTACAAGGTAAGTTTGACACTACTGTTGATAGACTCAATAAAGATGTAGCACCAATGCTAACAGAGAGTGGGGACATAGCTGTAAAAAGTGTTGCTGATGTAGATGCGTATAAAAATAAAGTAGTTATGAATGCTATTAGAGGTGGAGCTACACCAGAAGAGGCAGAAAAGGCTGGAATACTAGCTAGTGCCCCTTACAAGAATACACTTACAAAAGCTGATGACGTTAAGATTAAAAATATACAAGACCAGATTAGAAGTATAGAGAATTTTGCAACTACTATGACAGATGCTGAAAGTACTGGTAGTAAGGTTACTAGTAAAAAGAAAGATAGCAAGTATACTAAGGGTAAAGTCTTAAATGCTCCACAAGTATTAAGTGTTGATGGTTTAGGTGTAGTAGACAAACTTACAGAACGCATAGGGTCTGAACATGGGATACTTTCATTCACAGATGAACCTAATGATGTGAGAAACAGTGTTAAACTGCTAATGAACTACAACCTAGAGACACGTAAAGGTATGCCACCTAAATATATGGACGTAAAGACTGCTACTGACTTAATAGCTGGATCTATTGATCAGAGTGCTGTATTTAGTTCACCTGTACTTAAAATAACGGATAAAGCTTCTGCTGCAAAAGTTCTAGCTACACCTGCTGCACAAGCACTCCTTAAAGAAGCTGAGCTTAATACTAGTAAAGGTAGTAGTGGTACTGTTAGGTCTAGCAAAGTGAGTAGGAAAGTACTAAGTGCTTATGACCAGAAAGAAGTAACTAGACTTCGTAAAGTACTTAATAACATAACAGCTAATAAGAAGTACGTAGACCCATTAGCTAAGTACAAAACAGATAAGATATCAAGAAAGTACTTAGACGAGTTTAACACAGCCCCAAAAGCAGCTGCTAAGTCTGAATCTAAAGTAGAAGTTAAAAGACATGCAATTCCACGTCCTAAGGTTGTAGTCCCACCTAGTGAATCTAGTGTTGATGTACAACAAGAGGCTAAAGCAGAAACTGTTAGGCAGAATAGATTTATTGAGAATGTAGATAAACTTGATAGTATACTGAGTTCAAAGTTACCTAGACTAGACTTTACAAATGGTAAGAAACCTACAGTGAGTAGAGCTATACTAGATAGTGTAATGAAAGCTGGGTATAACCGTAAAGATTTGGTAGAGATGTACGACTCATTGTCAGACAAAGCTAAGCAAAGATTACAGATAGCAGGATTTAAATTATAGTCTATTAAGTCTGTATACAGTATAATTCTAATATTATACTGCGTAAAGGATTAACATGGATGAGACTATAGATAATTATGAGGTGTACAACCCTAGCAATAAGCCAGCAAATGCTGCAACAGCTATGGAACAAAAGATCAACAGACACGGTACATCTACTAATGTAGCTCCCCTAGATGACTCGTTAATGGACGATGTGTTACTAGGTATTCTAGATGCAGACACAGTTATAACTAAAAGACTAGGTAAAGTACGTGTAAGTACGCCAGCAGCAGGGTATGAGTATGATGCTGTTGAAAGTGACCATAGAAGACCAGTGCAAAATGCTGATGGTACATATACAGAAAGAGCAGTAGCTTCCCCAACTGAAGAAATAAACAGAAGTAGATACAAACGTGCAGTACAACCTGGTTACGTTGCTAACTTGCTAAATAAGCCCGTAGACACATTGACAGACCAAGACTATATTGATGTAGCTGATAGACAACAAAGACAATTATTCTCAGATCTAGCTAATGGTAACACAGAATGGCAAGAACCACTATTACGTGGAGTAGAGAGTGCAAACCTCACTGGAGAGTATGTAGGAGAAGATGGTAAAACTATAAAGTATATACCACTCAACCTCCCGATAACTAGCAGATCATATGGTACTGGTGTTAAAGGTAGGGGCTTAGCAGAATTAGGCAGTGCAGACGGTACTAACATCACAGAATTAGCTGTTAATGATCCACAACAAAATGCTTACTACACACCACCTCAAGAAGACTTAGAACAAGCACTTATGAATGCTAACCCAGAAGCTATGGAGTCAATTAATGTAGGCCCTATGGGTGCTGTAGAAAAAGTTGTGAGAGCTGGTGTTAGTGGAGCGTTGTTTAAAACATCTGAAGCAGTGACAGCAGCCCCTAAAAAGTTGTACGAAGTATTAGGTGGTGACTACCTAGAAGATGGTTCAGTATATAGTAAGTCAGTGAAGTCAGTTATAAATACGATGGATGAAGCTTCCAAGCTTATAGCTAAATTCGATAAAGAACATGTAGCTCCTGATGGGGAAGATGTAGAGAAGTTCCAAAAAGAAGTTGGCGAAGGCTTCGACAAAGGTAACTACTTCAGTACTCTGTTTACAGCAGCATACAACAACCCCCTTGGCGCTATGGAAATGGCTGCTCAAAGTTATGGGCTGACTAAGGCACTAACAGCTAAAGGTATAACTAAAGTTCCAGTCTTCGCAGGGTTTGATGTGGAGACTATGGATGAGGCTACTAAAGAGTTCATTAAAGTACATGGTAGAAAGCCTAACGGTAGTGAATTGGCACTTATAGGCACACTTAGTACTGTAGCAACAGCGGTAGATACAGCAGCAGGTGAGTTTGCATTAGGCAAGGCATCTGGAGGGGCTGTTAGAGATGCAGCATTTAAGTCACTAGGAGAAGCAACTGATAAGTTACTAACTAAAGCTATGGGAGAGTTACCAGCTACAGTTATAGGCAAGTTGTTAGTTAAGCCAGCTGCTAAAACTGCAACGTTAATGGCTACTGAGGGTATACAAGAGGGACCAATACAGCAAGGTTTGGTAGAATTAGCTGGTAGACAAGGTGAGTTTGATATAACAGACAAAGATATGTTAAAAGAAATATATGTAAATGCTGTTATGGGGGCAATTGCTGGGCCAGGTATGGCAGTATTGAGTACCACTGAAGCTGCTATTAAACCAGCTGGTAAGTTTCTTAAAGGTAAATATGACATACTTACTGGACCTAATGCAAGCACTAAAGCACATACATTCAGTAAAGATGCCGAGGCAGTGCTTAATAATGTTCAAGTGTACACACAAGACCCAACTGTTCAGGATATAATGAAGAATGTCGCTGAAGGAAAAGAAGTAGATGATACCCAACGACAAGGTATGTTGAATGGTCTAGGGAAGTATAAAGAAGTACTGAGCAAAGAACTTGAATCTATGGGAGATGAAACTGCTGGTAGCAAGGAAAGCGAAAAAATACTAGACAGTATAGTTAGAATTGACTTAATGTCTAGAGCACTTAATGGAGAAGCTTCAGTACTACATAACAGACCTATTGCTGAAATTGATAAAGATATAGAAAGTACAAAAGATGCATTAGAGTTAGAAAGACTGAAACTTGAAAGAGACATAGTAGAGTCTGTTGGGGAGTTAGAGCACGATAAAGTAGACATACCTGAAGGTGCTACTATAACAGATAAAGATTCCCTGAGATTAAAGTACTATGGTGGTAGTATAGGAGGAAAGCAAAGAACAGGGTTGCTAGAATACGCTGATGCACTTATACATGAACCAAAAGGGTCTGCACTGCGTAAGCATCTTACAAATGCACTAAAACACTTTACGGCTAGTCAGAAAGATAAATTAGATGCTTTTGAGACTGCTGGAAGACAATATGCGGAGAACATAAAATCATGGGACGGTGTTACTCAAGAACCAGTAGTAGAGTTTACGCATGGTAAGGAAGTTTACACATACAACCACAGCACAGCAGACACAATGGTTAAACCTATGCAACAAGAGATGAATCTTATGGTTAGGGTTAGTGACTTAGCTGAAGGTAAGGTAAGTGACGAAACACTTAAAGAACTTATGTCTAGGGAAGATAGAAATCTTACACCTAGTGAACAGCAAGCTTTTACAAATGCTGTTGCAGATGGTAGAGTTGAGGAGCTAGCTAAGGAGCTTAAAGAAGGTACTAAAAGTAAAGCACAACCTATGGATGAGGGTGTACCTGATTACAACACTGACGATAGTATACAAGAACCAGACGTACCTAGTATTAGTGAGATATATAAGCATCTGCCTAAGGCTACTGCAAAAAGATTAGAAGAGTTTTTACATGGTGGTAGAGACACAGGTAAGAATACCAAACAAGCTGAGTTAATGCAGAAAGCTTGGGATGTGTGGAAAGCTAATAAAGAAGCTGGTATTACATATGTTAATGGTAAAAAAGTAATACCAAAAAGCGGTAAGAAAAAGTTGAGTAGTAGAGCTCAGGAGCTACAAGATACAAGTAAAGATAACACACCAATAGGTGGTAGTGAAGAAGAGCAGGCACTAAAACGAGAGCAGTTAATGAAGCGAAAGACATCTCCTAATGAGAGTGATAAGTATAGTGAAGATGATGTAGCAGAGTTGGATAGAGGATATGAGCAAGACCCTGAACTTGCTAAACAGATAGAAGCATTACATGGGGAAACTGAAACACAAGAAAATAAAACGTATAAGGATGAACAAAATGAAGAACAACCTACAGGCACTACAAAAGAAAAAGAGACTGTTAGAAGAGAAACTAAAATTACAGAACGAGAAGATAGCAGCAATGAGAAAGCTGATAAACAAAGCAGAGAGTCTGATGAAGTAAAAGAGCTAGAAGCGGCTATCAAACAACTTGAGAAAGATATAGCAGCTAATGAGGACATACTAGAAGAGTTAAGTACTAAGTATATAAGCCATGGGAAACAAACAAGAAAGATAAATAAGTCTGAGTATCTGGATGCTGAGTATAGACAAGCTAAGAGAGAGTTTCTAATCAAAGGAAATCTAGCTAAACGGCTACAAAAGATAAATGACTACTATACAAAGAAATTAGCAAAAATAGACGAAGAGGCTGAGAAATATGAAGTACAGTTACAGCAAAAGAAAAGTGTAGCTCAAGTAGAACGTAAGAAAGATAAAATAGATGCTTTAGGAAGAGAAGCTAAACTAGCTAAGAAATTAGAAGCTGAAATAGAAACTAAGAAAGAGTTTATTAAGTCTACTAAAGAAGAGCTTAAAGCTGTTAAGAAGTCTGAAGCTGTTGGGGCACAACTTATTGATAGGCTTAGTAGTACACAAGCTAAAATAAAGAATAGACAGCAACTTAAAGGTAGAGTCACAAATGAAGAGCTAGCTGAAGCAAGCATAGCAGATCACTTTGAGTCTAACGGTAAAGGTATCGACCTAACTAGTATGGATGAAGTTATTGGTGAGATTGAAAGTGAAGGTCCATTAGATACAGTGTTAAGTATTATGGATAGACTCAGTATAGCCGCTAAGAGCTTAGGCCTTGCAGATAAAACAGAGCAACTACATGTGCTACCAGTTAGTAGTGTGAAAGGCTTTCAAAGTATAAGTAGATTACTTATGTCACCAGTCATTAAGCAAGATGCTAATGGATACGAGACTATTGATAAGTTTGAGTTAGATGAGCAAGTCAATAAAGCTGTTGTACTTGGGTTGGTAGATTGGTTAAGCACCACACAAGTATCAGGTATTAAGTCAGATGCTGAAGTAAGAGCTATGTTAGGTATGGATAAAAAAGCTCCAGTTACAAATGAGATACGAGAAAGAATTAAAGATGTTGATGGACTACTAACTGCTGAAGCTAATAGCATTGGGAAGTATGTGTACAAATACCTTGGAATTAAGAATAAAGATGCTACTGCTGAAGCTAACAACGAGGAACTAGCTCCTAAACTAAAAGTAGAGTTAGGACTATTAGCCATGAGACTAGCTAGTAAGGCTAACTTACTTAAACCAGAGGTTAAAAAGAAATCTGCTGTATTTGGGGAAGATTCTAGTAATGAGAGTATAACAGTATATAAGCTTACTGAAGAAGGGTTAAAAACTAAAAAGATAAATCCATTAGAGGCAGGTATAAAAGAACTTACAGATGTTCTAGGAGTAGCTAGAAGAGACACTGATATACATCTAGTAGAGCCTAAAGTAGATAGAGAAGAAATAAGTATAGAAGGCCCTAGTGGGGATATCAAAGGTACAGTACCAAAAGTAAGTAAAGATGCCGTTGAAAAACAAACTAAAGACTCCAGACAGTTCAACCAGAGATTTGTAAAAGGCTTCGATGAGATAGGTGAAAAGGCTATGAGCGTGTATATGGGAGAGATTACTGACGTAGATAAGAATGTACATGTTGTAAGAAGACCTGCTGTTAATGGTAAAAATAGAGCTATAGCAGATACAATTAAGTATTTCAAAGAAACTGTAGAAATGGTTAAAGAGTCTAAGATGTGGTCACAGTGGTACATCATGTCTAATAATAGGTTTGGTATTAAGTCTAACAGATTTAACTGGCAAGATAAAAAGCTTCATAGACATGCTGTAATGGATAAAATGGTGGATGTAGACACAAACGAGAAAAAAACTATGTTCATGTTGGGTATTGGGCAAGCATTCGATGTAGCAGTAGATAAAAAGACTATAAAAGGTTCTATGGAAGAGTTAAAAGGTATATTAGATAAACTAGATACATATGATAACCTAAAAGATGCATATGCATATCTAATGACCACTGATGCTAAAAATGAACCAGAGTTAGCATTACTGGGGTTAGTGGAGTATAGAGCATATAAAGAAGCTGAAAACAACGGAGAAATGTTTAGAACAGGTATGACACTTGAGACAGATGCTATTACATCTGGTTACTTCCTCAAGCTACTGCAAATGCCAGTGTTCATAGCACCAGATGGTAGCGGTATAGATATAGGTAAGGTACATGAAGAGCTAGCCAGAGCTGGATTGTTTGAAGTGAAAGAGGGTGAAGAGACTAAGACATATGGTAAGTGGAAAGAAGGTGATGTACAAGATGCCTATGAAGCACCAGCTAAAGTTACATATGAAGAGATAGAAAGTTTACCAGAAGGTGATAGAGAACGTACAAGAACTATATTTAAACTACTAGGTGAGAGCTTACAAGAGACAATATCTAGAGGGTTTATGAAAGATCCATTTATGACTTTCAATTACGGTGCCGCTCTTGCGACTATTGCAGCTAACAAAGGATGGCTTGGTGTAGACAATATGTATAAGATGTTAGAAGATGCTCACAATGCTACAGACCACAAAGACAGGGTAAAGCTACTAAAGGCTCTTACAGAGTTACTAAATATCACAAATCCTAACTCAGATGCTATCAATAGACTTAGAAAAGCATATAAGAATAAAGATTTACTAAATTTCAAGCTTACACTGAACGAGGAGAAAGCCTTAGCAAATAGTATAACAATCGCTGTAGAAGGACCACTAACAGAAACATTTGAGAAGCAGTATGGAGATTTGATTAAAGCTACTAAAACAGTTAATAGCACATTCGCTATGATGTTCAAAGCAGCAGAGCCAAGGGTTATAAAAGCTATGGATAAAAAGCTTGAAGAGAAGACACAAGCAACAGGTAAGACAGCTACTACATTAACAACTGAAGAGGTAAATACAGTACTAGCTGAATTACAAGGTGTGCTACCAACATTCAAGGTAGCATTCGCTGATAAAGATACTGACCTAGGTGTCATAGCATCTAGGGAAAAAGGTGAGTACGAAGTTAATGTAGATACGAATATGGATAACCAAGGTAGTGTACCCCTGAGTAATGGTAAGAAGATGAGTGCGTATGCTGATGTGTACAAACTAATTGGAAGTTACACAGGAGGTGCACCAATAACAGTCCACTTTCAAGATGCGATGCTGCAAGCTAAAGTACTAAGTAAATTCAACTCTATAGGAATACATGATGCAAATGTGCTAGATATAGAGAATGCACTGCCAGGCACACAAGCGTATAATGAAGCTGTTATTGAGTTGATGCAGACATACAGCTTACCTACTGAAATGTTAGACAGCCTCAATAAAACACTAAATGTTATTGGTGCAAAAGGTATTGAGGAATTAAATAGAGTATATGCTTTAGAAAAGTTAAAACAAAACCTTAAAGGTAGGAAGAATGTAGGTAATGTCAAAGCATTCATGGAAAGAGAGTCTAATGCTATTGAAGCTATTGTTAGTGGAAATGATGTAGATGGTGGGCTAACATACCTAAATAAAATAATAGGTGGGGAGTTATTTAAAGATAATAACTTTAACCCTACTACAGTACAGAAACAGTATAGAAGCATGGAAGAGTTACAAAAGAATAGTGAAGCTGGGAGAGTTGCATTAATGGATGGTAAGAATCTATACATTGAGCATGCTGCCTTAGAAGGTGCAGGTGTAGAGACTGGAGTAATGGAATACACAGCTAGAGAACCTGAGACTAAGCTAGAGGCTAGTGTAAAAAAAGTTATTAGTAAAATAGCGTATACAAAGAATAATAACAGTATAATACCAAATATAGGGCCAGTTGATAAGGTCTCTAAGGCTATAGAAAAAATAGCTAAAAAAGATAAAAAAGTAGCTGAGAATATAGTCAGTATATTAAATAAATTTAAGGACTGTTAGGTATGAAGTCATGTACAGTAGAAGCAGCAGTAGAAGCTGTAAATAATGAACTTAAGAAGTTGGGTAAATTTAGTGGTGAGTACTTAACAGTAGATAAGAATTTTAAAAGTATAGGTAGTATGCTAGATGTAATAGACAAAAGTAAGTTACCTAACAGCAATAAAACTAGTAATGTAGGGAAAGTACCTAACATAGGTGATACATTTGTATTAGATGGTGAGAAGGTTACACTAGACGATATAGTGAAAGAGAAAGGACCATTCTGGGATGACCAAGAAGGCTCCCGTGGAGATAAAAGATGGAGTTATGAGTTTAGTAATGGGGATTCACTTGCTGTGTACGAAGGTGAGAACTTCTATGAAGAGTTGGCTGATGTGTACAATACCACAGAAGCTACTATTGATGTGAGTAAAGAGTCTAACCCTGCTCTAGGAGCTACTGATGCAGGTTCAGAACTTAATGAGGTATATGTAGATGCCAAAGAGTTAGCTGAGATAAAAGCAGCTAATGTTAAGTTTAAAAAAGAGTATCCAGGTGTTGTAGTAGAAGGTGAAGAGTTCTGGTACAATGAGGGCGTAATAACTGTTGTCAAGCCTAATGAGCATGTAGATGAGGCGATGTATGAAGTGTACACTGCACATGAAATAAGACATTACCTAACAGCTGAATGGCTTAGCAACCATATGAGTGATACCAGAGTTAAGTATTTGCTAGATACAATAGATATGGTTAAAGAGTTTGACCCAGACCACACACTGGAACAGAATTTACTTAAACAGAGATTAATGTATGCAGCTAAAAGACCTACAAAGTTTGCTCAAGTCGCTGAACTAGTTGCTATACTTAGTGCAGAACCTAACATACGGAAAGAGTTCATTAAGCAATTTCCACAGAGCGAGCAGAGCAGTATTCAAAAACTATTTGAGAGCATCACTAGATACCTTAAGAGTAAAGGCTTTGGTACTAGCACAGGTGGATATGCTATAGCATCTGTAGATAGTATAGTAGATGAAGGTACACTAAATAAAGCTACGAATAACAGTATAGAAGATATAATAAACAAAATGATTGAGGAATGTAACTAATGGCACAATGTAACATAGATACCCTAGAGCTTAATGATGAGCTTAAAAAACAAGCTATAGCGGATAACCCACAACTAGATCCAAATATTGCTATTGAGATGGCTACAATGGATGCTAGAAATAGAGCTAGAAGTGTACAGAAAGAGTTGGCTGGTGATATGTACCAAATACAGTCTGTGTACTACAGTAGAAATGCTAGTACACATAAAGCTAGAACGAGACATAAGAACTATAGAGTAAAGATTACAGGTGTAGTGCAGTTAGGTCCAAATAAGTATAAAGTAAGTCATGTTACTGATAAAGGTAAAAATGGTTATGCTATTGTAACTAGAAATGGATTAACACCTGATGGGGTAGATAGTAAGATTACATACTCGAAGGAAGCTATGACTAAGATGTTGAGAAAGTTCAACATAGATGCTGTGTTGTATAATAATGATGGCATGACATATGAAGAAATAAATGAAATGTTTAATAGTGCAAATACGATAGATGGTACACTAGAGAATATACAAGCTGAGATGCAGAAAGCTGACCAAGAAGCTTTAGGTGGAGACTGGGATGCAGAACATAGTGCACAACTTAAAGAAGTGTCTATGAAGCTTCAGGAGATGTCTAAAGAGATAGCAAAACTTGGTATTCAAGTAACAACAGATAAAGTACAAGAGATAGTAGAACCAATAGCAATGTTTGACCCAACTGCTGAAGGTGCTAAGATACGTATAATCAGGGGTAGCTTAGGAGAAGAAGCTAGGAATTTATTCACAATGACTAATGAAGAAGCTTTAGTACATGAAACAGTGCATGCAGCATTAGATTGGGTATTCAATAGTAAGATACCAACAGCAGGTGCTGACTTAAAACTACAAATTAGAGACTTATATAAGTATGCACAGAAAGTAATTACATTTGAAGATTTCCTACCTGAGTATGAAGGTGTGTACACAGAAGCTGAGATTGATAAGGCTAAAGAAAGATATGAGTATATCTTTGGGACAGCTAGTAATACATATAACCAAAAGCTAGCTGGTATTAGACTACAAGAGTTTATGGCCCATCTAATGACAAATAAAGCCTTAATGCAAGCACTAGACAAGAAAGCTCCTGAAAAGATAATGAAAGAGAAAAAGGCTAATGAGACTATACTCGATGTAGTGACTAGATGGTTCTGGAATACATTTCAAGCTATGCTAGGTAAAGCTAAAAAGATAAAAGGTGATACACTACTAGAAGAGAGTACAAAGTTAGTTTATGCTTTAACACAAGTACAAGATAGATATGCTGGTAAAGCTACTCAAAGACAAGGCATGCCAATCAATGAGAAGATAGTAGGTAAGATTGATGAAGTACTAGATACACTAGATGCTAAAGTAAGTGTACCAGTGAATTGGGCTATAGATAAGATGAATGGGGATGATGGTAAAAAAGGACCAAAAGCAGGTAGCAAAGCAACAGAGGAAGAAATTAAAAAACTTCTTAGTGAGAATGAGTGGTTAAAGAAGTTATCAGTAAGTACAGATATGATAGATAGAGCACTATACAAATCTAAAGCTATTCAAAATATGATGTATGAAGCAATTAAAGCTAAAAGAGGTATGGAGACTGAAAAGATTATCCAAAAGATACTGGATGACTTACATAAGTATGAGCCTAAAAGTACAGATAATTACTTCAAGTCAGCTATTAAAGCTATGGGAACAATTAGAACTCTAAAGAAGCTCAATAAAGCACTTAAACATACAACAGGTGATGAAGGTCTAGCTATAGCTCAAAGTAAGCTTCTGATGGACTTAGGAGTAGGTGAAGGTTCATTTGTACATGCAGTTATGTCAGACTTTATGGCAGGTAGAAGAACACTTGTACAGATAACAGATATGACAATGCAGTTTAGAAGTATGGTAGATAGGCTTAGAGATCACAATTTTAAAGGTACAGTACAAGATATAACAGAAGCTTTTACAAAGATAGATATAAATGCCTTAGCTAACAAGAAGTATAGAGAAGCTTTAGAGAGTGCAGCACTTAGTACAGACTTACAAGTAGTTGCTAGAAGTCTTGGGATGAAACGAACTAAAGAGTTACTTAGTAGTGATAAAGCTATAGATGAAGAAGTGAATAAGATAGTAGCCACAGAGTTTAAAGACCTACCAACATTCCAAAAACATATGTACATGAGAGATATACTAGAAGCTGCAAGGTACCTTGTTGTAGGTAAGGGTCTAAGAACTAATGCAAGAAATATAGCATTAATGTATGGTCATGTATGGGATGTAGATAGAGATGGTAGTGAAGAAGTGTACGTAGAGGCTATCGACAAGCTAATCACATTAGAAGCTTTAAGAATGTCTAGAGGTAGAAATGAGTTAGCTGAACTTATAGATATTGACTCGGATGGTGTAAAGTTTTATTTAGACACTGCCAAAGGTATGTTAGAAGCAACTGCGGAAGAAATGCAGGAATCTGGTGAATACCATGACTTTGTTAAAGGCCAGGCAAGGGATAAAACACATATCAATAGAGACATGAAGTATGCTCCTGTGTATAAGCGTAAAGAAATGGAAGCACAAGGATACAAACTAGTACGTAATCTAATTGAAGCATACAATGATACTGATAATGTTGAGTATGGTGTATATGTTAATGTCAATGCAGGTATAGGGAAACGTGTAGATGGCGCTGCAAGTTTACAAAGAAGAACAGTACCAGGGTTACTATTAAGTGACAAAGTAAGAATGTCAGCTCCTGAACTTGATGACAAGCAAATGGTTAAGAAGTTTATTAAAGTACGTAATGAAGCTATAGAAAGATATGAAGATAACAGTGGCTATAGTGAACAAGATGGTGACATAGAGCTTATGCAGCCTGTATACAATGATAGAGGTTTCATAATAGACTTTAGATACCCAATAGGTAAAGATGACGCTATTAAGTACCTAGAATTAAGTGTTAATGGTGTTGAGAAGTTAGGTAGAAGTTTTGGTCAAGTAGGTACAATGAAACTTACTAATGAACAGAATAGAAAGCTTGTAGATATAGTTATGGATGACTCAAAAGATTTAGATACATCTGGTGAGCAATTTAAAGATACACAACATCTGTATATAAAAATACAACCTAAAGAGCTTAACCTAAATGAAGAGGATAGAAGAAAACTGTATGAAAGTGGTTATGAAGATCTAAAAGATGAAGGCAAGTATGGGTTAAAAACTGAAGCTGAAGAGTATTGGGCATTACTACCTAAAGATGCTAGAGACTACATAAGACAAAAGAATAGAGAGATGCATGGTCCAGATGCAGAAGATAGAGTATTGTATGTAAGAAAAGATTTGATAAATCAATTGTTTGCATATAATGAGCCAAGTATAATGGATATCAAACGTATAGGTAAAACTAGGATTAAAGTAAGTAAAGAGACTGAAAGAAAGATTAGGGTAGCTGAACACTATGTAAAGAGTTTTGCACAACTACTTAAAAGTAATGTCGTAGTTAAAATGCCATCAACAATATATGGAAATATAGTAAGTAATGCTAAATTTTTAGTATACTCAGGTATGGGCCCAATGGAGGCTATGAGTAAATTATGGTTAAGTAGAAAAAGTTTAAGACAATGGAAAATAGATGATAAGGAAAGACTACAAGCTATAAGAATGATGCATAGTAGTGAAGGTAAGGAAAGAGATAAGTATGTTAAGAAGCTTGCTGAGATAGAGGATAGAATGGCACATAACCCCTTGAAACCTTTAATGGATGCGGGTATGTTCCAAGCTATTGTAGAAGATATAGCAGATATAGAAGATAACAATCCGATTACACAAGCTGTAACAGATCAATTAGATAAAGTAGCTGGTAAAAATAGCTTATTACATCAAGCAATACAAACGGTATTCCTTACTAACAAGTCGGAATTAGGTAGATTTATGGTAGCTGTAACACAAGAAAGTGACTTCCATTTTAGAGCTGCATTATATTGGTATGGTATTGAGCATGGTAGGGAAAGTGAAGAGATGCGAAGAGAAGTTACTGATAACTTTATCAACTATAGTAAAGTAATAAATAGTAAGACTATACAATATCTTGATGCTATTGGTCCTGAAGCATTCTATAAGTATTGGAGTAACATCCAAAGAGTAGAGATCAGTAGATTAAGAAAGAATGGATTTAGGGTATTAATGGATATAAGTGCACAGAAGTTAGGATTAAGCCCAGATGCTGGTATATTCCATAGTAATATATTCCAAACATTAGGTGGCAGACTTAGCCCAATAGATAGTGCTATGAGGTTATTAGATGGTGGTACTACGATACCTATATTAAACATCTTTAAATAGATGTAACATTCCTCCCATGAATATAAGTATAGTCTGGGAGGAATGTATTAAATTACATTTTAGACAGGATGCCCTCTAATTTATCTTGGTCAAAACTATGTGTATTTATAGTGTTCCATTTATGTTGGCATGCCTCGAATAGTTCGTTGTTTTTGAAGCCTAGGCCACGTATAACAAAAGGGTTTACAAAATATATGCCAGAAGAAATTTTGACTATAAAACCACAATCTATCGCTTTTTTTAGTACAATATTTACTTTACTGCGAGAGTACTCATGCTCTTTAGCCCATTTAGAGACATTTATGTGTAAGTAGTTATTAGTGTCTAGATGTCTGAACAGGTCCCCAAATAGTAGTATATCTTTACTACTATTACATATTTTAGATTGGTAGTCAATTAAGTCCATATAGTTTATCCTCATGTTTAAGTTTTTTATGCTATAATATTTCTCAACAATCTTTTCCTCAGCATGTAAAGTTTGGAGTGTGTCGTTACTATCCAAAATTTCAGCTGTCAATACAATATTCCTACTAATTTCCATCATGTGATTTCCTTTAAAAAGTGTATCGAAATCCGATACATAAGTGTATTATAACTTGAGACACTTAAAATCTTGCTTAAGTACCATGTAGTAGTAATTTAACACATGTTTTGCATAATGTAGGTATATATAATAAGTATAAAGTAATAAGTGCAATGTATAAATAACATCTAGTAAGTGCATAATATAATGAATTTAATAGATAGTATTTGAAGTGTGGTGGAAAGTGTAAGATTCGAACTTACGGTAGAGTTAACTACGTCTGTTTAGCAAACAGATATCATAGACCACTCGGTCAACTTTCCATGGCTGAGTAGACTGGATTCGAACCAGTGACTTCCAAGTTAACAGCTTGGCCCAATACCACTATGGTACTACTCAATATAAGATAAGCTAAGTGTGCAAGCAGTGACTTAGTTAAGAAGGAATGTCACTAGTAAAAATGGAATTAAAAACTAGTAACATCCTGGAATTGTAGTGGGATACTACTTAATACCTACTTAATAGATTTTAAAAATTCTGTAGATGACATCATTTCCATAGGCATGTAAACAACATTTTCGTTGTTACCTAGATTTTCAGCCAACTTCATTTGTACCTCGATTTTCTTGAGTTCAATTAAATCATCTGTCAGGCCAGAATTTATCATCTTGTTGTAGTCACGTATTTGTTTAGCTTCTAGCATTCTAACTCTATAGTTAGCTTTTGCTACTTGCTCACGACCTTTAGCTTTTGTTAGCTCTATCTGCACTTGTGCTTGCTCTTTCTCAATTTCCATGCGTCTTTGTTTAGCAGCTTCAATAGCTGATGTAACAATTTTAGGGTATTGGATATTACCTAATGTAACATCTGAGATGTCTATAGGTAGTCCTTTTAATTTAGGCTTGATAGCATTATACAGCTCAACTGTGATTCGTGCATAGTTAGTATTTACTTCATCCACATTGTATTTAGAAATCACTTCTCTAGCTGTATTAAGAACTACCATTTTACCATATGTATTGTACACTTCTTCAGTTGTAACAATGTTATCATTCATAGGCATATCATTAAATAAGCTATTTATGACTCTATCATTTGATGTTACTCTACCTCTGAAAACAATTTCAGCATTCAATGTAAGTTTATCTTTGAGGAGTACTTTAATAGGTTGTACAAACTTTCTAGTAGTTGTTTCTATAAGAAATAACTTCTCAGGTGTTGTTGTAAAAGTAGTCGCTACCCATACTTTAGATGGTGGGAAGACTTCAGGTTGCCATCCAGTCTTACCTAAAATTTTACCTTTTGTGCCAGCGGGTACTTGTTCATTACATCCAGTGAATGTTAATAATGAGAGTGCTACAAACAATGTAGCTAATAATGTTTTTTTCATATTATTGTCCTTTATTGTAAGTCTGAAGGTTTAATGCCTTCTATATGTGTTGCAGATTTAAACCTATTGTCTTGTTTAAATTCTGGGAGTTTTTTAGAGTTTTCTATAGATATGTTTTGTAAAGTATTTACAGAGTCTGTAATTGGTTTAAGTTTTACTGGAGATATGTTGGCTAGTATTGTTAGTACTATTAAAGTTACTCCCCAAGATTTACTAGTAAATTCTGATTTATATATCTTATAAATTGTAAATAGAATAGATAATAAAAATACTGCTTTGTACACCCAGTAATAGTGTAATGTTAGTTCCATTAATGTTTGTCCTTTGTACGAATAAACCATAAGGTCTGGAGTATAAAATTACCCCAGACACCTATTAGTATTAAAATTTCAACGCTCATCTAAAAGCTTTTGTAACTTAGCTTCTGGTGATACAAAATCTTTAGGTTTCATTTGTTTACCTTGAGAATCAGTACCTACTGTAAGTTTTGTCATATTAGCTTCCATAACAATAGAGATTGCTCGCATAGCTTGTTGTGGTGTAAGTCCAAGTTTGAATATGGACCCAAAGTTAAATACGATTGAGTCTACATGTTTATCTAGTGCATCTACGTCTGCTATAGTACAATTATCAGATGTAGCTAAGTCTACGATAATACGTGAGAGGTCTTTAGGGCTACCCATATCATCTGTAGAGCCTGTAAGTTGCATACTTAGGTTACCGAGTCTATCTAGACCTTCAAGAGCCTCCTCGATAGGATACGCAGCTTCTTTTGATGCGTTATAACCAGAATCTATAAATCCAGCATCTTTGTTGAATTTGTGTATAGCTTTTATAGGATTTATGTTCATTGCTAGAATTCCTCTTGAATTGACTCTAGTAAGTCCCATAAATCATCTTCATTGTATTCGTAAGATAAAGGGTGTAAGCGTTTAAATTTGATAGCCTTGTAGCCTTTGTATTTAACTAAAATGTTAGATTTCTTTTTAGTTACTTTAATTCTGATATCGTCTATAGTTAATGCGTCAGCAATGTCTACTAAGTTTTTAATTTTCATTTGTTTGAGTCCTTGTCAAAAAGTTTTTCACTCCATTCAGCAATACGAGATCTCTCTACTTTATGTAAAGGTACAACATGTGCATTAATGTAGTCGTTTGGTTTAGTACAGTCGTCTAATACAACTGACAATCCATTGGTATATTTGGTTAGATACTTATTATCTATCTGTCTATTAGAACCAATTAGTATCACTTTACAGTCTTTGAATCTTGTAAGTGTTTTTTGCAATGAGGCTTTAGATTGATTTTGTAGTTCATCTATAATAATCACAGAATCTCTAAATGTTCGTCCACGCATACCTAATGTTGTCATAAACTGTATATTGTACTTATCCGTAATGTCATCAATAGTTTCTTGTATACGCTCTTCATACTCTTTACCATGTAACTTAGAATTCTTATTACGATTACGTGCAATGAAGTCTAATGTATCGTGTAGAGGGTGTGAGTATACAGCAAATTTCTCATCATTACCTGATAAAAATCCTACAGCTTCGGCATCATCTACATCATCTATAGAAGCTCTAATGTATATGATAGAAGTGTAAGGTGTGTTAGTCTTTACAAGCTTCATAGCATTAGATATAGCACAAGTTGTCTTCCCTGATCCAGATAGTGCTTCACAAACTATCACATCTGTTAAAGGATCTTGGATAGCCTGAGCTAATAATAGTTGGTCACTATTGATTGGTGCTACATCTTGTTTACGTAGCTCTTTCTCTGTAGTTTTACCTATGATATCAATAATACCATTAGTTGTGATAGTAGCAAGTTTCATTTGGTTGGTAACTGTATTTATAAACTTATAGTTACGGTGTTGAAATTTATAGTCTTTATCAACAGAAGTAATTTGTTTGTTATGTAAATCACTAAATACTATGTCTGTTACATAAAGTTCTTTAGTAAATTCAAATGTAGTATCTTGTACATCTTTAACATCTTCTGTATGTAAACCTAAAGACTCAGCTCTTATCCTACACATAACATCGTTTGATATAAAAGTTGTGTTATATGTAGTACTAAGTATATCAGCTATATGAATAATCTTACGATCATTACGTATAGCTTGCTCAGTGTCTTTAAAAGAGGGGTACTGTAATGCACTCACAATTAGTATTTCAACATCGTCTATGATGAATTTGGTTAGTGTTGCTACGTCTGTAGTAGTTGTACCATGAGACTCAGCTTTAGCTAGTATACGTCCAAATTGTCTAGCTTGGTATGCAATCTCACTATGTCCAGACTTTTTTGCGTCTAGCTCATCTACAACAGTTTCAGGTATAACAATGGTAGCATACTTACCAAGTGTTAGTATGTTAGAAGCCTGAAGCAAAATTACATTAGTATCTAATACATTAATGTTCAATGCAATCCTCCTCATGAACTGTTTCCTTAGTTCTTTCCCATCTTTCCAGCACTTCTTCTTTATTTAGCCAGATATCTTTACCTTCTATAACGTCAGTCATTTCTTTTTCTGTTAAGAAGTTTGCGTAGACTATGCGAAAAGTTTTGTTAAGCTCTCTGTCTGTAAAGTTTTGATAAGCTTTTAGTTCATGCCCTTTTTGGTGTCCAACTGCTGCTGAGTAGTTATGTATCATAAAAGATATATGGTTATCACATATAAGTGTGTCACAAGATAAAGCTATAATAGTTGCAACTGATGCTACTGTACCAGTTATGTGGGCTACAGTATGTGCATCTGTGTTATTGATAGCATTGATTAACATAAATCCAGTGTCAATAACTCCACCACCATTATTAATTATAAATTTAATTGTATCTAGTGTTGTAGCATTAGTTAGCACATGCATTAGTTGATTGTAGTTAGCTGGGACATCTATTTGGTCTGTTAAGTAGACTGTATATGTGTTTCCAGATTTAACAATAGGTACGTATTCTTCCCATATCGTCTCAGGTTTTTTGTTTAATAGGTATTCCAAATGTTGTCCTTATTCGTGCCCAGTATATTTGATATCTTCAGCATTAGGTAAATTTAAGTACCTACGAAGTTCAATACCAATAGATGGGTGAGTTAGTTTTTTAATAGCTGCTATTTCTATTTTAGACACGTGGCTTTTAGGTATTTTTAGTATTGCTGCTATTTCTATAACACTATACTCATGCCCTGATAGTAAGCCAGAGTCTATAACTAAATTAACAGCCTCAGTATATGAGATTTTGTTAGCTAGTTGTACGTCCTCAATTAGTGTTATTAGAATCTGTACCATTGAGGTCATCCACCACTAATTGAGAATAGCCACATAAATCTATCCAATTATCATCGTAATTTGGATCTCCATTAGCAATACGAGCTAATTTATGTAAAATAAGTATGATAGCTTCTGTCTGTGTTGCTGTAAGTGGTGCTTGTCCATACGCCATCTGATGTGTAAAGAATGCCTCTCTAAGAGCTGAAGAGCACTTAGCATGGTTAGCAAATGTACCATAGCGAGAACCTCGCTCTTTAAGTATATCTTGTGTAGTAGTTTGGTTTTTACCATCATTTTCCATTAGTCACCTCCTCAAGTAATTGTTTGGCTTCTGCAATTGTAGCATCTGTTGGTCCTTTAGTCAATAACTCTTGAATACGTTGAAATAACACAGGGTCTTTAACTTTTAGAGTCTCTAAGTTTTTAAGTAGCGCTGTAGCTGTAAATAAATTCATCCCACAACCTTATCAAATTTATTTAAATCGTTAACTAATTGCCCTAGTTGATAAGCTACATTATCTATTTCTTGTAGTGCTTGTGTTTTGCCTTTAGGATTTCTATATGCGTCAAACCATTTCTCGATATCATTCTTTTTCACATTATAGTGGGTAGGTTCTTTTATCATCCTAGCTCTAAAGTCTGCCCAGTATTTTATAAAGTGCTCACCTATAGCATAATTAAAGCCAGGTGTATCTCCGTCCTCTAATAAGTATTCTAACCATTTAAGTTCTTTATCAACTGTAGCTTGTTTCATTTCAGCAAACATTGAGGAGAACCAATTAGACTCTATCAGCACATTAAATGACGGGTCTTTTTTAAGTTCCTTAATAGCAAGTTCACCTAATGTTGTGTGTACTTCCATTTCATCAATAGCTATCTTTATAAGTAGTTGACTAAAGCCTTGAGCACAATTGTTATAGCCTTTATTTAAGGACCAAGATGTATAAAACGAAAATGGGAATTTAATACCTTCTAATAGTAGTGTACGTGACAAAATTATAAGTAATAGTTTACGGTTATCTATTGAATCTTCCCACCCATCTCTTACAGCTTGTATAAACTCTTTAGCTGATTTTAGTTCATCAGATACTCTATCAGCTATTTTAGGATCTGTATACATTATATTTAAGAATTCAGTAGCTTTAGCTCCAAATGCTTGATCTGCACCAGATGAGTAAGATAACGCATGTGTTTTCTCCATAGTGGATATACGTGAGTATAAGTATGACATCCATGGGTCATTAGCTATTTCAGCTAGGTATGCAAATATATCAGGTACTAAAGAATCCATTACAGTTTGGTATGCAAGGTTCTTTTGAAATTTAGATAGTGCATGAGGTGGAAATTCTGACCACCTGTCTTGAGAACAAGATATAATGTTTAGATACCATGCATTAGCTTCATCTAATTCAGCAAGAGCTTTAATCTTGCTACTGTATTTTAAATCTAACCTACCAATACCACTATGCTCTCCAAAGAACAATGATGATGTTGGTACAGTTTTAGTTAAGTCTATCATGTTTACCTCCTATGTTCCACATGCTTCACACTCTTCGTCTTCGATATCATCACCAGCTGTAGGTGTGTACGTGTAGTAGAGTGTCTTTAGTCCAAGTTCTTCAGCATACATAATATCATGTACAATCTCATGTGCTGAATTTGGGTTAGCATACCCTAAAGACACTGATTGAGACATACATAGAAATCTTTGACGTATAGCTGCAAGTTCTATAACATCTTTATTATCTGTTGTAAATGTTGTACTGTAGTACTCACGGTTATGTTGCAAGTTTGGTACTACAAATGGTAATGAGTATGTACCTTCAGCAATAGTTTTAAACTTACGTGGTACGTCTACACCCTCAGTAGCATTTATACATTTACCAGATGTTGCAGTTGGTGCAATAGCTAATAATCTTGAATTGCGTATACCATATTTAAGTAAATCTCTGCGTAAAGGTTCCCAATCAAGGTTTAATGGTAAATATAAGTCTTTACGGTCTTTAGGTAATATTGATAATTCATGTGGGAATAATCCTTGTGCCCATTTAGTATCAGCAAACACAGCACACCTTGAACGTTCTTTAGCAAGTTGAATAGAAGCTTCAATAGCAAAATAGGAAATCTCTTCCATAAGCTTATGTGTAAGTTCTCTAGCAAGCTGTGAACTCCATGTTGTTTTGTACGTAGCTAAATAATTAGCGTAATTAGATATACCAATACCTAAATCTCTATGGTTAGCAGAATGTTGTTGCCCTAATGGGTTAGCATAGAATGAGTTATCAATAGCATTGTCCATAGATGATACTAGTGTATACATAAATTCACGTTTTTCTTGTGTATCTAAATATACCCACTTCATAATATTTATAGATGCTAAATTACATAATGACATATCACCATAAGTTATGGTTTGCATTGATGTATCTAGTAATTTAGTAGAAGTTACCTCAATTGGGTTGAATGATGTCTGCATTTCCATACATAGGTTAGAGCTTGTTATAGTACCAGTACCTATGTTTTGTAAGTTACAATTATCAGTAAAGAACGTGTAATTATTGCCCGTTTCAACTTTGATAGTAGCATTTTCAAAAGCTAAATCTCTAGCTTTGTATTTACGTTTATGGATTGTTGAATCTGTGGAATACTTAGTATACAGCTTTTCCCATTCAGTACCATAAGCATACGTTAAGTCTTGTGTTTTATGTGGATCAATTAAGTATATATACTCATCATTACGTATAGCATTAGATAGATGTTTATTCCATTTAATAGCATACTTAATTTTTCTAGCTCTATCTTCATCTTTACCAGATTCTAATTTAGCTTTACCAATTTCTGGTGACTCATAGTGGAACCAGTTATATGACACTATTAATGCTGAGCTTCTTGTACCACCTTGGTTGTATGCACCTATTGTTGCTTGAGCATCTTGCAAGTACGGTATGACACCAGAAGATTTGCCATTGTTACCTTTAATTATAGAACCTTTAGCACGTATACATGATACATCCCAAGCGTCTCCACCACCGTATTTAGATTCTTTAGCTAACATTTGCAAAGATTCTTCAATACCTTCTAGCGAGTCTGTTGGTTTACACATACAACATGAAAATAACGAGGGTGAGTTAGATAAACTATTTACCATTTTTGGTGTTGCTTCTGTTACAGAATGCGTTGAAATTTGGTTATATTTTGCAATAATAGCCTCAATACCTTGTGCATACATGAGCTGAATCGCAACTCTCATATAAACATGTTGTGGTAGTTCTAGTAATTGCCCTTTGTCTGTAAAACAGTATTTTTGTACAAATAAATTTAAACCTCCAAAAGTGAATAAGTTATCACGTTCAGGGACAATAGCGTCTGCTAGTATTTGTCTATTTATTCTAAGGTCACTAAGTTCGTCTAAGAATGCTGTAGAGTATTTACCTGCTGATTCATTACCAAATACAATTTCATTATAATCAGGGTATTCTGCACGTTTACAGCCGATGTCCTTATGTAATTTAAGTATATATAGGTTTCTAGCAATAGTTTCCCATTGTGGGTAAAGATCAGATATAAGATTAGATGCTGTATCTATAGCTTCATCGTATAAGACTTCAATTCTCATACGATTGTTTATTTTAATAGATATAGCTTCTAGCAACTTCTTTGCAAATATCTCAGAACCTTCTGCTGCCCATAAGAATACTTTAAATAACTTATCTTCATTAAACTGCTCCACACGTCCATCACGTTTAATGATGTCGTGCTTTTTGTTAGCAGCTAAGGTAATCACTTACTTACCTGCTACTACATCTTTAAAGCTAGTTGCCGCTTTAAATTTAGGTACCATCTTATCTTGAGTAGTGTATGTTTTATCAGTTCCAGGGACTACACCAGATTTACCTTTTTGAAGTTGTGGAAAGAATTTACCTAGACCGCTTACATTAACTTCATTACCTTTAGAGACTTGTTCTTTGATTGTGTTAATAACTAATTCTAATGCTCTACTAGCAGCTGCTTTTGATTCGAAATCTTCTAGAAGAGCTAACTCTTCAACTAATTCTTGTTTTGTCATTGTTTATCCTTTTGTGTTTTGGGTTGTAATTGTATCTTTAAGATACTTAATATTGTCTGTATATATAATAAGTTGTACCATTTATAATTTCATACTCCTCGTTACCATCATATCTAGATAGTATCTCTCCAGCACTCATTGAGTCTATTAAATCTTCTAAGTAAGCATCTGAATCAAAGTAGTAGCGTAAATCTTGTGGTATCTCTTCTGTACGCTCTCTTACCATATAGTCTAAACTTTCTTCACAAGCCGCTCTAACAGACTCTTCAGAGAACACTAAGTATTTATCGTGCACCCATGTAGAGCATAAATCAAATGTTTCACCTAAATTTTCCATCAAAGCTAGTGTGTACTCATCTTCATAAGGTAGGATAGCTTCTTCGTAAAATTCTTGTAATTTATCATCTGGATCAGTGGCTTGGAATAAAAAGAATAATTTATCATATTCGTCATTATAATCTAGTATAGACTGTATTTGCTCATCTGTCATAAGTGTACTCCATTAGTAATTTTGTATCTTGCTCTTGTGCACGCTACATAATATAGTTTACAGTCAGTGCGTTGATCTTCAGTTAGCGGTTCATTAGCTGCTAAAGCTTGCATAGCATCAGATACAGAGTTATTTAGCTCTTGGGATATATGTACCTCATCCACTGTCAACCCTTTAAAAACAAATGCTGTCCCTAAAATGTATTTAGCACTTGATTTCTTATGTAGGTCTGCTGTGTTTTTAGCTTCTATTATGTCACTAGCTGAAAATTTCATTAGTGTTCTAGCTGCTTGTTGTAATGTAGGATGGTCTTTGTTCATACTTAAAATATACGAACGTAAACTAGGTGAGTTATCTGCCTTATACTTAAAATATTGGTCTACATGATATTGTAATGACGCTAATTCTTTATCTTTATACACTCTACCTGCTTTAGGGCTTAGTAGAAATAATGGTAATTTAAACAGTTGGTCAGTTTTAGCTTTAGTTATAAGTCTATATGCTGTACCAGCTTTGTTTAACTCAATCATTTTATCTATCAGTGCACTATTGTTACGTGTTATATAAGCTGTGCTCATCATTACATTTGGTATTTCTGTATAAGCCATACCATTAAATATAAATGATTTATCTATAGTACGTTTACAGAAGTATTCTATAGATGGTGCTAAGTATTCAGATACTCTAAATGACTTAGATAAGTGTAATGTAATGCCTCTATTAGCTAGAAGTTTAAAACCATTTACACATCCCATAAAGTCAAATATGGATTGAGCAGTATCCCCTACAGCTATTTTTTGTTTAGCAGGGTAGGCTAAAAAGATGTCTATAGTCTGCTGTGTTATATCCCCAAATTCGTCTATCATTAAAACATCTACTGGGTCTATTAAGATTTCTCCTGTCATCACTAATGAATGGAATAGTTTAAGGTATGCTCCATGTGTTATAGGCATATCACCTTGTACCATAGCATTCATGATAGATGTAGCATATTTTATTAGTGCTGGTTTAGCATCTGAAGCAAATTCTGTCATAGATAGTATGTTAGATTCACAAAAGCCATTTACAAGTGTTACGGCATCAGCTACTAGTCTATATGGTACCTTAAGTGTTTTAGGTATAGAATTGTATGCAATATAAGGTTTAACGTCTCTACGTACGTTAAAAGAGTACTTATTAAATATATAATGGTAAGCTAAGGCATGTAATGTAGATACTTTAGCCATATGTTTAAAACTACTCCTAGCTTCTGCTGCATTAGCGTTACCAAATACAAGATAAGATATTGAAGTACCTTGTGGGTAACGATTAGCAAGTTCTACTAGTGAGCTAGATTTAGCCGCTCCAGCTACTGCTTCAATTTTAATTAGTGGATGCTTAAATCCATTAGCTGAAGTGGCAGTAGCTGTACTGAATATTGTTAGTTGTTCCTCACTCCAGTCGTACATTTAAATACCTAACTGAGTATTTAGTATTAGCTTACGCAAAGAGGTTTTTCTTTACTTGCTTAGTTTCAGTTGGTGCAGAAGTTGTAGTGGAGTTACCAGATTTTTTAGCTTCTAAAAATGCAGCTACTTCTTCTTCAGTAACTTGGTTCTTATCTTCATCTTTACCATAACGTGGTTGAGTTGTAGCTTCGCTCTCTTCAATCTTAGCTAGTTGTGCTCCAAATGTAACGTCTTTACCGTTAGCTTCTGCTACAATTTCATCAGCTGATGCTCCGTCTGGCATACGGAAGAAAGATTCAATATTAAGTTTAGGCTTAATTTCGCCTTTGTACTTATCATATACACGTTTTAGTTGTAGTTTACACTCAAGGCCAGATAAATCTGTTGCAACTACAAAAGTTTTAACTTCATTGTCTTTACCCACCGTATGTTCTTCTTCCTCTAAGTTTAGTGCAGCTCCACTGTCAAGGCCAGCAATTACACATACTTTGTTTAGTGAGCGTGACCCAATTACATTTTCTGAGCCATCATTGTTTTGAATAGTGGGGCCATAGATAGTTTGTGAATTGCCGTTGTAATCAATGTTAAGTGCATAACTATATGAACCTTTACTAGATTGGTTTATAGATAAGAAGTTAATAGTTACTGGGTAGATACCACTATTTGAGATAAATTGACCTCCTGCTCCTGATTCCTTAAGTGCGTCTGCTTGTGTGTTTACTTTAAAATTAAATGTTGGTTTACTCATTGGTTGTTTCCTTTGTGGTTAGTTTAATGTAAATTTAGTAATCTCTGTAGTAGAGTCTTCTAAAAGTTTAATATGATTAGCTAATGAATACTCATCAGCAGGTTGTGTGTCTGGTATTTGCTCTGGTGTTAGCAATGTTCTACAAGGTAAACCTGGTACTCTATGAGAGACTACGTATTTTTTACCTTTAACTTGAAAGAAAGATACATGGTCATGAACTGAAATAGCTCCACCAGCTTTCTTATAAGCACCAGAAGATGCATCTACATAAGCGTTTAAAGTCTCATCAAATGTAACATGTGTTGTTGATATAACATTCATACCATTCATTACAAGTTGTTCTTGTAAGAAATTATTAAACATAGCTATTTGTTTAGCAATGTTGGAATGGATATCAAAGTTTTTGTATTTTGTATTACAGTTGTCTGCAATAATTTGAAATACTCTAGATACTGTGTCAATAACTACAGTTTTAGGGTAAGCTCCAGTAGCATCTTTGAAAGATTTCATTACATCTACAATACCAGCTACATGTTCTCCATCAGCTTCCCATCCACTAATTAATGATTCTATATCTGGAAAAGATTGATAGTTAGCATGTGGTATAGCTAGTGGGAATGATTTACCATCAATGTTAATTACTAAAGATGTCTTTGGGTCTAGTGTTTTAAGTGCATTAGTTTTACCACTATTACTAAGCCCTGTTAAAAGTAATTTAATTCCATTAGGCATTAGCTGCTCCTCTTCTATCCAAAATATGTTGACGTCTAGCATTATGACCAATTGATGGTGTTGTAATCATACTTCTATCTATATGGTTACTTGGTGATCTATCAGCTTTTACAAGTTTTGTATATAGTCTGCCAGCTTTGCTAGTATTTGCTCTGAGTGCGTAGTAACCTGCACCAACTAAAGTTTCTAAGTGTTTGTATCTATTTGTCCATGTTGGCATGAAATTCCTTTGATATTAAATATATAGCTATTCCAGCTGCTGCTACTCCTGGCGATCCAAAGATACCTGATATAGTTGCTACGAATAGTACTGTGTAGTTTATAGTGTCTGTAATTTTTTCATCCATTTTTCCTCCTTCTTAAGATTTGGGTAAGTAGTGTACTACTATTTAGCTTTAAGTCTCATATCTTGAGCTAAGATATGATGTAGTTCTGGTTTAGTTTTCCATAGTTGTACAGACTCTGCTATTAAGTGAATAATGTCACCTACCATCTCTAAATCTGATTCTGTAATTTGTTCTGTCAATGTTACAATAGTAGATGGGTATGCTTGTAGTGGTTTACCAGTCTTTTCAGATATACGATTAACATCATTAGAAGTGATGTATATAATACGTATACGATCTACTGGCTGACCTTGTTTTGTTAGTATCCAAGCATACGTTAGTAATTGTAGTTTATGTGGCCATGAAATTGATTTACCTTTAAGACTACCAGGTCTCATTGATGTTGTTTTGTAGTCACATATCATTGCTGCTTGTGGGTTAGTTTCAACTGATATTTTACCATTCTCACATGCTGTAATTGAGCCACCTGTTAAGTTATCTATTGAACCACCTACATAAATATTAGGTAAGATTTCCATAGCTACAAAGTCTTCAACTCTTGATGGTGGGTTTTCTAGTAAATAATCATTTACAAGTGTTTCAGCCATGATTTTATAATTATCTTCGATATAGTTAATATCTATATCTGGATTATAATCTTTGTACTCAGAGTTAGTATGTTTAAGTATGTATTTAGCAATCTCATCTTTGTCGTCTTGAGTGATAGTGTTGTTACGTGCAAACTGTTCTGCAATGTAATGCACTAATGTTCCATTTACAGATGCTGAGTTACCATTAAAGCCTGACTCCCCTAGCATTTTCTCTCTGTACCATTGAGTAGTGTGTGAAAAGAATCTAGATATACCAGAAGCATTGATACGTATAGCATCATCTGGGATACCGTGAGTTTCTCCATTGTCGTAATCGAGTTTAGTCGGTAATGTTTTCATTTATTTCCTTTAATGTAATTTGTGTATCAGCATTTATATCTGGCTCACCTAAAGATGTTAGTATATTTATATGAGTATCTTTAAAGATACTAATTGCTATATAATAATGCATACTATGTTTTGTCCTAAATGTATTATGTTTTTCATCTTCATAAGTGTGGCCAGTATTTCGCAATAGTTTTATAATATTTATTGTTGAGCGTAGTGTTGGTGGAGATATGTCTATATAATTGCCATTAGTGAATATACAATGCTCAAGCTCTGGATGTATAAATACAAGTTTATGTAACAGCTTAACTGCTTCTTTATTTATATTAATTTTAACCTTAGGAATTGATAACATTATCTAGTACCGAACTATAGAATTTACCTTGAATATTAGCATTATTGTAAGATACATCAAATAATACATCTTTACAGAATAATAGTTTAGTTTCTAGGTATGTTGCTGAACGCTTATCCTTACATTGATAAAGTATCTCACGTTTTATAGGCGTTTCTTTTATATTGTAAGTAGAAGAGCCTTTGTAGTCCATAAAATTATGGTTTTTAAGTTCTTTACGTACATAGTTTTTTCGTATCGCTAATTGAGCTTTAGTAGGTTTTAATCGTCTTATAGATCTAACAGTTTTTTTACCTATATATCGTTGACCAGACTCAAATTCTATATAATATACTATGTCTGTACAATCTTCATGTAGGTCATCATGTGATAATATTTGTTTATCTTTATATACCCATGGTACCATTTAAAAGCCTTCTATTGTTGTTAATGTATACATATCAAAATCCCAAGGGTTGCCAATTTCCTCTACATCGCCTCTACCTTCGCCTAATCGTATAAGACCTAAACTACCCTCATCAGCTAATTTATAAAATATTTTATTCATAATATCTACATCTTTATAGCCTGTATACCATTTGATATCTGATATTTTCATGGATATAATATCATCTTCTACAGTAAGTTCCACATAATCTTTTAAATCTGCTTTTTCTAGGGCTTCTGTTAATTCAAATAAGCAAGAGGCTTTTGCTTTCACGTATATGTCTGATCTATACCCCATCTGTGTCCCCTCTTAACATGTACTTGAGCTCCTCATATAAAGCTTTTGCAATATCTGGTGTTGAATTTACTAATCTAAAAGCTACTATATTAGCATTGGTAAATGTAACGGATTTAGCTGCTATAGATGCTAACTCTTCTTCTGTAAAATTCACTATCATAATATTTTTTCCTTAAATAGTATTTGCTGTATTTTGGTTAAATGTTTATACACTTTAGTACGTTTGTCTATCTTAACAAATTCAAAGAACCTTACTATAGAATTGTGCTCTTTTAAAAGTAGTTGTTTACGTACTGTCCTAGTACGTTCTATACGTGATCTTTTGTACGTTTTAAGTATTTTATAGAAGTCATCATACATAGAGTCTGTTGTGGTGTCTCTACTTTTTAGTAATATGTACCCATAATTTTTTACCTCTTCTATTAGTGCTCTAAAATGTCCATGTGATGTATTACTATAATGTGCTATATCACTGTAGTATACTACTATCTTATCTTGTTTATGTAATGTAGCAAGTAAACTAGTATATGAGTATAATTCTGTACCTTTGTAGGACATCCTATTTTGTGCTGTTGATGAGTTTTCTTCTTTTTGTGCTATAAAGTCTGCACATAATCTATTATAATTGTAGTCACTTGCCATAGGTATTATCCGCTATTTTTGTAGCTCTATCAATATCACTATCTAGTGTTTTGCGTAAACGCTCTGTTAAATCTAAAGCTTTGTTAAATTTATCAATACGATCTAATTTAGGTTGTTGCTGTTGAATAACTTTAATAGATTTACGGTTAGCTATTGCATTTAATTTTCTTGTCATAATGTGAACCTCTCTTTTATTGGTGTATTCTTAGGTTTAACTGTGCGTAGCTTACGATTAGGGTCTTTAGTAAGTTCACTATAGTCACGTGGTTTAACTCCTGTGTAGATGTAGCAATGTACCTTCATACGAGATATAGCAACATAAAGTAGGCGTAACATCATGTTAGCTGAGATAGGTTGATTATACCTTGTCTTAGCTTGCTGATGTGCAGATATAATGTCAAATGCATCAACAAATACATAATCAATAGTATCTCCTTGAGCTGCATGCACAGTAGATGTAAATACATGTTTAAGTCTAAAGGATGTGTCAAATAAATCCCAGTATTGAGTTTCTTGATGTTTAGATTTAAACTCCTCAAGTTGTCTATTGAGTTCAGATACAAGTTTATAATGATTTATGTAAGCACCTCTACCATTAGAGTTCATTAGTAGAATTTTGTAGTAGTGCTGGTGCTCTTCAATATCATGTACTGTAAGTGTGTCTTTATTGTGTGCTCCAATAGATGCTATAGGTTTATCAATTACTACTTTATCTCCTATATTAAACGTAGACTCTGAGTCATTAATATATTTATTGTACTTGTCTACAACATTATTTCTATAGGTAAGTATACGTTTATTGCCATTACATTTTAAGTAGTGCCTACAGAATTCCTTATGGTCATCACATATAGTAATAGCTGGTGCTTTAGTTAAGAGCGATGAAGGCATATTATCTAATTGTATAGCATTACGTAGTGTCTCAAAGTAATTAATGAGTGTAGGGCAGTTATCTTGTCTCATTTGTTCTGTAAGATTTACATTGAAAAATTCGATTAGTTTTAGGTTAGGCTTATCAGTAACTGCTGGTAGTTGTACAGAATCTCCAATGAATAAGACTTGTTTAAATAGTTTACCTTCTTTAACAAGTTCTACAATTTCTTTGAGAATTTTATTAGGTAGCATAGATACTTCATCTACAACTAATAAGTTACATGGTTCTATTTTATCATTAGATTTAGCTTTATGTAAATGTTGTTTATAGTTATTTTGAATAATAGTGTAACCTAAGTATTTTTGTATAGTATGACATTCTTTACCAAGCATCTCAGCTAGAACTGTTTTAGCTTTATGTGTAGTAGCTGTTACAGTTACATTAAATGAGTCTTTTATGATAGCTGTTGCTGTAGTAGATTTACCAGTACCTGCACCACCTGTTAAATATGTTATTGGTGCTTTAGATACTAAAACTCTATCGTAAGCTAGTTTTTGTTTTTCATTAAGATTTACAGTATTCATTGTAAACCTCATTGAATGGTAGTGAGTAATCCTCATCACATGTGTAAGTATCTTTATATATAAATAAATTAATATTAATGCTTAAAGATTCTAATCTTAGTAACCTACTAGCTGTTAAATGCATTACCGTATGTGTGGGTACCTTTTCCTTACAGCATTTAAAAACACTTAGTAGTTTACGTACATCTCTTGTGCCTGTATCATGTTTGTAATATATATCTATGTACTGACCTTCTTGTAAGTGTTTTTTTGGGTTATCTCTATTTAGTAACGTATCTGGAAAGTAAACATGATTTAATATATCATCTGGTACCATAAATTTTAAGTAATTAAGTAATTCTTTCATCTAGTAGATCCTTTATTGGTGTTGAAGATTGATAGTCTAATGCTTTATTTATAATAATGTAAATATGAGTATTTAAAGTTTTGTTAGTAAAATAACTTGTATAGTGCAATTCATCATCTATACCAGTGTATGAATCAACTAAATATACAAATATACCAGTATGTAGTAACTCTTTTAATAGATTACTATCATCATTTTGTGTATGTATATGTATATCTATACTAGAGTGTATCAGTAGTAAATTATTTTCAATATAGCTAGCATTAATTAATTTTTCTTTGTAATTAGATACAAATAAAAGTTTATTCCAAGTATCTATTGCATTCATACCTTTGCCTCAATTTCTCTGTTAGTATAAGAATCTTTTCCTAAGTATATTACTATTGAACCATCTCTAAGGCCCCCTGAGCGTTGTAAGTAGTAACCTGTTTTTTGTAATTTTAATCTTACATCTTTTTCATCCGTGTACTCAAAAGAATCTATATCAGCTTTAGATAAGTAGTATTCAAATAGTATTACAGCTGAATCATTACATTCTTTTATAATGTTTCTTTTATCTTCCATTCGTAGATATGACATTGTAGCTCTCCTAGCTGATTTTTGTTTAAGTTTCTTTATCAAATAAATTTATTATTACAGTATCTGTTGTAATAGTTTCATTAGGTTCTTTTTGTGCTAAGGCTACTTGCTCTTTTGCAGAGGTTACCACATCCTTGCCTAGCAATACATGTGTTAAAGATCTACCATCTGTGTATATAGCTTTTGTTTTAAGAAAATAACCAGCTCGTTGAAGTTTAAGTCTATGGTTTTTTACTGTATGTATTGTCCACCCTAAAGCTTTTGCTGTTGCCCCATCAGAATATTCATAATTAGGTAATGAAGATTTAGATAGATAAAACTCAAATAAAACCATAGCTGGTATACCACATTCTTCCATAAGTGCTTTTTTATCTTTAAGTGTTAAATACACATTAGTAGCCCTCCGTTTTGATTTTTGTTTAAGTGTTGTAGTGATATAATTACTCATATCAGTCCTTTGATAGTTAAATAACTTACTCCAAACCTCTGGAGTAAATCTTATCCATAGTATACCATAAATAGAGTAAATGTTATCTGTCACACTATATGCTAGATAATATTTACTCCTTATAAAAACCTTCTGAAAGTACGTTATTAACGAGCTTACAGAAGATTTAATGTAAAAAGTCACATACACTACTATAGTATAATAAATAATATATGTGTAGCTATTTATTAGATATATCATTATGTAACCTCTGTAAGTTACATAATGTATACAAATGTCACCTCTATAGGTTACATACTAAAACCTTTGTAGACCCCTGCTCGTAGTACTTTGTAAAGGTTTTATAAAAGATGATGCCTATACACATATATTAATATAGGACTATAATATAATAAATAATATATACACCTCTCTCCCATGCTGAGTAAGTGAGTAAGTGGGATATATACGTAGGTAACCAAACATGTACTACATACGTTAAGCTTCCGCAGGAAGTAGTATGTAGTAGCATTGCAGGTTAGCCTAAAGTATATAGATTACTTGATGAACTTCAGCATATAATCATAAATTTTCAAAATCTTCCCATTCTGTTAACTTATTACAAGTATCTTCAGCAAGTGCTTTATTTATCATAACATAAATATTACTAATCCCTTGGATGTCTAGTTTATAATCACAATAACATTGTCCTCCATCTATAGAAGCATAGTCTGTACCCCCCTAAGAATTTAAGTTTTTTAAACAGAGTTAAAATTTTATGTGGTGGTTTCATTAAGTATCCTTTCTAGGTGTGATGAGAGAGGTGTTGTGTAATTAGTATCTAATACTTTAGTAGTTGTTAAAAATATACTTAAATCTTTTGTAGGTTTTGCTGTTAAGAATTTATAGTGTTCATTATCAGTACCTATGAATGGACTAGTATTATCTCCAAATCGTAAGGTACTTAGTAAAAACTTATAGCCATTAGAGTTCTCTGGTAAATGTATATCTATATATTTATGGTGATATACATCATTTTCTAAATAGCTATTATTTAGTATATTATGTTTACCTAAGAAATATAATTTACGTATAAATGTTGTAAGGTCTTTATGGTATGTTACTTGCATATTACAAACCTATCTTTACTAACATTGTAGTAGTAATCGTGTATACTAGTTATATTATGAGGTCTATTAGTATCTACTTCTTTTTCTACACATAATGCATACATTCCGTATTCATAGTTAGAGAGTATATTCAATACATCTGTCCGTACATTTTTATCTTGTATTATAATATCTATACCAGTCTCTTTCGTAAAATGGTACATAATTTCATGCATGTACATACTAGCATTAAGTTCTGGATATAGAAATACTAAACGTTGTAGGATATCTCTAGGTAGTTGCATTTTAAAGCCTTTCTAGTATTGTGTATACTTGTGCCTCCATACGAGCTGCTGGTAGAGGATCAGTCCAAAATGAATTGATGTCATCTAAAATTGTACGTATTTCATCTTTAGTAGCTCCTAGTTCATTGGCTTTGAATGCTACAGATATTAAAGTACGTACACCAGACCCATCAAAAGGTAAATTATAAGCATAATCAAATGTTTCCATCGAGTCTGTTAAAAGTGTTTTACGTTGTTTTTCAGTTAATTCTTTTTGGGGTTTCTTTTGATCAACTTGAGATAAAGCAAATATAATATGTTCACGAGTTTCAATAGGTTGTTTATCCGTTACTGACAGTACTTCAGCTGCTGAATATGCAAAGAATATCTGTGACTTAGGTAAGTTATCAAGTTTGATAAAAAAGTCCTCAGCGATAGATTTAGCGAAGTATTTCCATACTTGGTCCTCTAAATCTACAAATTGGTCAAGTTCTAGTAAAATTCTGTATTTGAAATCATTAGATGCATCTGATGTTGGAGCAATATGGTGGTTAACTTCAAGCAAGACTTCATGCATCTCATGCATTGTAAGCTTACCATAGTCAACATCTAATGCAATCCATTTAGCAGAACCAATTATGTTAGCTTTGGAGCGTATACCATCCTTAAATTCAAATGGTGAATAAGCATAGTCACCTTTAAGAATTGTGGAGAGTTTTGCGAAATCAGCTTCTTCATACACAAAACCAGATGCACATTGTTTTCCACGTTGTTCTTTAGAACCTGATACAGCTACATAAGAAATTCCAGATACAGGTGTCTTGACAATACGTTCATAACAAATACCTTTGTCGCATTTAGTGTATATACCATTCATGTCATAAGAGGACGCATTAGTTATAAGCTCTTCTAATTGTGCTTTAGAGTTAGCTGATTTAATGTACCCAAGTTTACGTAATTGATGTATATTCATGTATTGTTTAGGATCTGTATCTGATGTATTAGAACGGATATAATCAGCAAATAATTCATAAGGTTCTTTATCTAATTCAGTTTCAAAATCAAACATATCTTGTGTAAAAAGTTCTGCAAAACGTACAGCATACATCATATGAGATTCAGTAATGATGTCTGATTTAGCAATGATAGCTAATGCTCCAGCTAGTTTCTGAGCTTTCCAGTGTCTATGTTTAATATGTAAAGCTGTGATAGGATGAGTATGTGGTATTTCAGCTGCTGCAAATAAATTATAATCTTGGTATGTAAAATAAATATCTTCTGCTTCTGGTGATAATGTTAATGGCTCTTGTGTAGTTTGTTTAGCAATATCAGCAAATTCACCTGATAATAAGTCTCTAGCTTCTTTAGCATCTTGCTGTACTTTACGTTTAGCTTCCAATCGGGCTTCTTTATCCTCATCAAAAGTTGGTAATGGTACATCTTCATAGTTATAATCTATAAATGAACGTCTAGCAAGTTTAGCTATAAATTCGTCTTTAAAACGTTGTTTAGCAGTAGCATTGTAAAGAACTTGTTGGTCTGTACCAAACATTATAGCAGATACTGGAAGTCCTTTAATAGAGTTTGTTTGAAATTCTTTAGCCTTTACAATCTTAGGCACAATATTACCTACATCATAGATTTTAGATAAAGCTTCTATGTTTTCAGGCATATTTTTATTGTTAATTAAAGCAGAACCTAATTCAGATTCTTGGATGTACCCAGCTCCATATGTATTACGTTGAAGTGTATCCCAATGATCCATTTGACCTTCAACACTCCCAATACCTCCAAAGAGTTCTGGTGGTGGTATATAGTAATCTTTCCATTTATTAGGTGTACCGTCATTTACAGTTGCATGGTGCTTAGCTTTTTGTTTAGCAGATTGCTCACGATTGTATTCAATTACATTGTAACCTTCTTGCAATGCTATGCGTACTTGAGCTAATGAAGAGTCTTTAGCTGCTCCAGAACCTGCTAGGATAAATGAAATAATGTTTACTGGGACTAATGTACCATCTGACATTTGAATAGGTTTACGTAGTTGTGATGTAAATAATACTAGTTCGGATGCTGCCATCATAAGTTTCATTTTATAATTTGCATTTTGTGCTATACATTTAATAGCATACTCAAATGCTGGATGTTGTTGTGAGTTAAAACAAGAATAGTCATCAAGTTCTTGTTTAAGTTGTATGTGTTCTTTTGTCATAAACTTCCTTATTTATGTTTTATTAAATGTAATACTTTTTCTTCAAATAAATATTTAGTTACTTTAGTTTTAGACTCATCTGTTAGCATGTTTATAGATATAGTCCAAGGCATGTCTTTAATATACAATTCTAAATATTCTTTAAGTATTATTATCTTATAAATCTCAAATGTTCTAGCTAATAAATTTAATGCCATAGCTTCATTCCAACCATACAGTACATCTTTTGGGATTTCGGTATTAGTACTTAAAAAGATTATTGTTAGATGTTTAGGTTTTAATACTATCATAATATTTTATACTTCATGAGGGTAGTCATTACGATACCTTGAGATTTTTTAGTAAGCATGGGTAGTGTGATATAGTATTTATCATTATCCATTTCAGCTATAGTTACTACTTTGTACATATCCCAGTATTGTAGGAATGTGGTAATGTCTGGTATTGGGATTTTTGTATTTGCTAATGGTTTCATATCCTTAAGAAATACTCCTTGAACAGTTATATCTCCATGTATGTTAGTACCATACTCCTTAGCCATATCTTTCCATGTGCGTATTTTTAAGTATCTTTGTGGTTTCATAATAATCCTTTTAATGGCAAGAATCCCAATCTACGCCCTTAAGTGTTTCTCCCGTGTATCTGACATTAAGTGCTAGCTCTTTAGATGTTAATTCGTAAGTGTCATTCATAACTTGCACAATAGTATCAACATGATTTGGGTCTGCGATTATATCAATCTCATCATAAATACAAGCTTGTAGTCTATAATGCTCATTAATGTAAATACCTTTATTATATAATGTATTATAAAATATACGTAAGTAGACTTTAAAAGCAAGTCCACCTAAACCTTGGTTAAAATAATTAAGGGCTTTGTGGTCTGAGTCTATATATATCTTACGGCCTAAAGGAAGCTCAACATAACCGTTAGTCTTAGCTTCTTGTTTAAACTGTTCCTCAAGTTTCTCAAGACCTTTAGTATTTTTGCGTAATTTAGTTTGAACATGTAATCCAAATATAGCTTGAATGATTAATTTATCATTGAATAGTACTAATTGCCCTTTTTTGATAGGATAGTATTTAGTACCTTCAAGTTCTATAGTTCGTTTAGATAGTTTTTTAAACATCTTATCGAATTCGTCTTGTGTGTAATCTGTATATAGTTTGTCACCTAATATAGTGAAACCAGTTAAAGTTGCTGATGAACCGTATAAAAGCCCGAAAAATATGGCTTTTGAGTCACTTCTACTTACTCCGCATGCTATTGCATTTAGTGAATGGAGGTCTGTACTATTGTCTTTAGAGCCATTTTCAATTACATTTTCAAGGTTTCCGTTATCTATAGGTTTTAAATAGTGTGCTAAATTAACATTCTCTTGTCCTGAGAAATCAGTTAGGACCCAATAAATACCCATTGTGATTCATGGGCTTTATCGGTCAACTCCTTTTTTAGATCTTCAGGTATATTAGGCTTAGCTAAAAATATCTCATATAGATCTTTAGTTATGGTTTTCATTAGATTCCTTTATAGTAATTTATGTTTAAACATGTATTGTGTGTATAAATGTTGATCTTCTTCTAATACTAAATCTTTGCGAATAGTATAATTGATAGGTGTTACAAGTAAATATGAAATAGAACTGTTATAATGTACTTTAATAGGCTTAGTAGTGAATATACATTGCATATTTTTTGGTACACACACACCATTTTTTATGTATTGTATATCCCCATTTACTGTTATTGCATAGGCTTCACTTTTAATTTGTTCTAGCGGTTTAAATCGTAAATACATAGCAATCCTTATAGTAGTTTATGTTTAAAAGCATAATTAAATACCTCTTGCTTTGAATGCTCTTCTAAAGTATCTAAAGAATATTCGTACCAATCATGTACTATGTATACATCTTTATGGTATTTATCTTTATGTACTACTACATTTATGCGTTTACCTAATATTCTTTGCATGTCTTCTAATGTTTTTATCTTTGTTTTTATGTACATTGATCCATGCATACCAAATTCTTGTATTAGGTCTTCTTTAGTTTTAAAATCTACTAACATAGTGTTTCCATTAACTCATAATATAATTTATCAGGTATTGTATACATAATAGGTGCTGTAAATAATTCTCTAAATTCTTGTGATGAAGGTATTTGGTTCATATTTACAGAAGATGATGTAACTCGACCTGTAACAGTACCATTTTGATTAATACGGGTAGTGATAGTACCATCTAATCTTTGAACTGATAATAGAGATTTATCAGTACCAGATAATTGTGATAAATCTTTTTTAAGTTTAAGGAATCGCATAAGTTTAGATATAGCTTCAAGTTCTGTTGAGAATTCTTCATTAGTATAATTAGCAAATCTAGTAATTGAGTTTCTATTAGTTTTTAAGTACTCATCAAATGTTTTTAATACATCTCTGTCTACACGTATATTACCTTTTGTAGTATAGGTTGTAAATGTATAGTTATAAAGGTTTTTAAACCACCATATAATTTGTTTATCAGTAGCTTTAAATTTAGTAAGCTTAATGTTTTGAAACTCACCATCTTTAGTTGTTATAACTGTTGTATGAGGTGTGGTAAACCATTTAAAAGCTCTTTTACCAAAATGTCTTATTTTACCAGATTTGTATTTACGCAGAGGCTTACCATATGGCTTAAAGTGGAAATATGAATTTAAGTACCATAAATCTTTATAAGCAGTGTTTGGTATGTATAGCTTACGTTTAATAGTATTATTAGTCTTTTGTGGCTTACCTTCTGGTAAGTACATTGGTTTAAATACTTTAGCTAACATATTTTGAATAGCTTGCATTTCTAATGTCATTTTTAAAGATAGTTTACGAGCTTTATCCTTATCCATATAAAAACCATCACGTTCTAACATTGATATTATTGTAGATGTATCGTGCTCTAATTGCATTAAATAGGCATTTGGTAACCTATCAGAATTAATAATATGTTTAAACAAATTATACGTGACATCTACATCACGTTTACAGTATACCAGCATATCAGTTGTAAGTTTATCAAATTGCTCAAATTCTAGTTTTTGTTCTTGTCCTAGACGGTACCCAAAGGCTTTAAGTGAGAAGTTACCATATAAGTCTTTAGGGAAGTTTTCAATACCATAATCCATAGACATTAATTGGTCTTTAGTGTACATAACTTGAGTGTACAATAAAGTATCAAATGGTTTATTTGTGAATACAGCACCTAATTCTTCCATCGCTATATCATCATATCTTGTAATGTTATGGCCAACTCTATAGTCACATGAATTAATAGCTTCTAAGGCTTGTTTAAAGTCTCCATCAGCATCTAGAATAGCATTAGGTGTATAAATTTTTGTTGGCTCTTCTACACCAGCTATGACACGTTTAACAGCTATACAGAATATATATTGAGTGTGGTATGCTCCCCACTCATTAATAAGATGTGACTCTATATCGTATATTGCATAAGACTTAGTTAGCATTTCGTAGCCTTTTTAGATATCTAATACCAGCAGCTAGCTCATTTTGATAAGTATCAATTTTAGTAATACCTATATCATTCTGTAGTAGATGCTTTATATAATAACATTCTGTAGGCTTTAGTTTAGAAGCATATATAGAAAGTTCTACTGCTTTAGCTGATATATTTGAGATGGGGTCACAGGTACTATTTAGAGCGTATGTAGAGGAAATTTTACGTATCTCTCCTTTTATAGTTATAGGTGTAGTGTAGTAAAATTTTGTTTTAATGCTGAGAGAACTATAATTTATGATATCAAGAAATTTAGTAGCTTTTCCAACTAGTCTAGAATAATTAGCAACTACCACTGCTTCTAACTGTACTTGAATTATATTAGCGTATTTAAAAAATTCATCAAATTCTTTTTTAGTTATTTGTAGTGGTTCATAGATACTATGAGAAAATGTGTTATTAAATACTAATGCTGTTCTTCCTATAATATGATCTTCTATGTGTTGAGGTAAGGATTTAGCAGATCTTTTATTGAATAGTTTATAGTATCTCAAGAGTATACTTAATTTATAAAGTTCTGACTTAATGTCTAATTTTTGTGGTAAAGTGTAAGATCCTGATCTACATGTATTTCGTATAGTATCTTCTATACTTTTTATTGTAAGTTTTTGAGATTCTACTTTTATTAGTTCTAGTTTATATTGAAATTCATCCATGTAAGGCCTTATAAATAGGGTTACCCCACATAAAGTGAGGTATGCATTACTCTAAAGTAATGTCTGTAGTTCCAGTGATATTTACTGGATTGTCTATAGTTGAAACGAATACCATATTGGCATCACGTAATGTTGGAAATTTAGCATAAGATTCTGGGATGTCTGAACAATTATCTGAGTATGATAAATATAAAAGCTTAGACATATCAGTAGTATTCTCAACTAACCATTTAAACACATGATAGTGAGATGTACCTCCAGCATTGTATCTTGTTAGTAAGGCTTTTTTAAATGCATCACCTTCAAGATCTATTTCAGAAGGTTTAAGTGTAAATATCTTAGTAATTTCAGTATCATGGATTAAAATAGTTAAGTTAGCAATAGATTTACCATGTTTTTTAATTACACCAGCAATACGTGCTAATTCTTCCATTTCCATAGATCCTGAATGGTCAATAGATAATACAAGTTCTAATTCAGTAGATTTGTATTGTGCTTTAGGAGATTTAAACTTATGTCTGTATGTTGAATTTAGGCTTCCCCAAGTTGACTCAAAGTCATTAGTACGATAGTAAACAATACGTTGTAAAGTTTTCTTTAGTTTCTTGAACCATCCAGTTTTAAGTTTTGTGTTAGCTTCAAATTCAGTACCAAAAATACTAGCTGTAGCTGAACCTTTAGATGTTGATTTGAAAGTAGTTTCTACAGATTCTCCTAGATCAGTAATGATAGCATCGTATTCATCATTAACTAATTTATTATCTGAAAAAGCTGTAGCACCAAATTCTGATTCACATGTGTGAAATTCCTCAAAAGAGTCAGTTGTAATACCAGGTAAGATAGCTTTTAAAATTTTAAAGACATCTTTGTTTTTATACGAAGAATCATAAGCTTCATATTTAGAGATTTTTTCAAATTCACTAGATTTCCCAACTAAACTATAAACATCTGAGATGAAGTTAGTTATAGAGATGTAACAAGCAATATTCATAACAGCTTGACATTGTTCTACAGGGATTGACGAATTAGCCTGAATTACTGCTTTAGCTTTTTTGTAAAAAGCGTACGTGTTATACCCACGAGATAACATAAGTAACTCTCTAAAGTATAAGTATGTAAAGTAGTGTGTATTTTTTTCAATAGACTTATAAAGTTTTGGTAGTTCTCTATCCGTTGTGTAGAAGAATGATAAAACAATAGTCCCTTCATCATGCTTTAAATACATATGTGCATTTCTAGCAAGAGATTTAAACTTTTTAGTAATTTTAGGTAGTGTCTCTACTTTACGTAGTTCAATCTCTAATGGTACATTAACTAACATACCTAATGATGCTTGTGCTGTTTTAGATTGTCCTAACGATTGGTTTAAGCCTTTAATAGCTTCTTTGTATACTAGACGTTTAGTGTCGTATAGGAATTCTTTTTTATTCATAATATGTCCTTTATATTAAGTATGTTGATGCAATACTCATAATTACATCTTGATGTTTGAGTTTAAGCTCTTTAATCGCTTTAACTTCCTTAGGCGTAATAGTATCATAGTTATCTTTAGAAAAAGGTTTCTGTACTATAGTATTAATTATAAAATTTAATCCATCTGTCAACTCCTCACTAGTTTCTGAAATATATTTATTGTATATTTCTGCTATAGTAAATCCAATAAATGCTTCCTCTTTATGGTTCGCATCTAATAGATTTAAAAAGAAGATACCATCACTTACAGTGTTAATAAAATTTGGGATGTAACTATGTATAACTGCTTCTAGTGGATCTAACTTAGAAATGTTAATGATAGTTTTAGATTCTACTATTGCTTTAAAATCTACAGCATTGATATATAGTAAATGTTTAGTAAATGCTTCTGCTGCTTCTTTGCCTACTTGAGTTTTAACAATCATAGGAGCGTATGTTGGTAATAACTCATATGGAATTCCTTTAAGTTCTGCTGCAATAGCACTCCAAGCTCTAGCTGTAGCGTAACCTTCAATACCTGTAGACTCATCTTCAGAAATATAAGATTCTTTAGTTTTAAGAAATGATGCTACTAGATAATGAAGGAATTTACCATAGCCTTCAAACCAATGCTCAAAATTAAATTCAATAGGTAAAATAGCAAGTCTGTTACGTACTGCTGAATTAATTTGATTCATACCAGCTTCTTCAGAATCATTCATAGTACCTATGATAACAACATTGTCAGCTAATTTATAATTACCAATCATACGTTCTAAAAGTAATTTAAAGAAGTATGCTTGTAAGTGAGGTTGCACCATATGAAAGTCGTCTAATAGTAGGATAGTAGGTTTTGTTTCTGATAATGTATTAGCATTAGCTATAAGTTCAGGTACAGACCATTTAGTAGAGAAAGTATCTACATTCATTACATTAAATTTATCAAATTCTGGTGTACGGTACTCTTCAGGTAGCCCAGATAAATACTCGATAGTTAGTGTTGGACATGATACATCTAATAAATGCATATCTAACTCTTTAGCAAGTAATTTAATAGTAGATGATTTAGCTGTACCTGGTTTACCTGCGATAATAAGTGGAGCTACTTCTTTAGATTTAAGTTGCTGTGAAATGTTATTTTTTATAACGTAGATTTCTTTTTCTGTCATTTTAATTCCTTTAGTAATTGTGTAATATTTTGTTGAAGCTCTAATAGTTCAGTTTGTATTTTAGTTGTGTCATTACTTTTTAAGTAGTGTAAACAGTATGGTTTATACTTATCATCTTTAGCTAAGTACACCCACACTAATCCTTTTAAGTGTCCAATATGTAATTTACGTTTTTTAGGTAAATTTATTAAAGATACTGAAAGTCTATTATTATTGTAATTTACAATAGTTTCATATGGGGATACCTTACAAGTTCCCCATGCATTATACATATCACTTGTAGATTTTTTTCGTATACCAGTAGAAATTTTTACTAATAATTTTAAAAGTTTATCCGAAGGCTTTTTAATTATGCTGTTAAACATATCAGCATATTTAGCCCCGTACTCCATATTAGAGTATATTTCTGTAAATTTAGTAAGCATCCTAAATGCATCTTCAGAAGGTATCTTATTAGCTTTACAATAAGCTTCTACTGCTTTTAATGCCATATCATTTGATGCTAGTATAGGTAGAGTACTATTTGCTGTGGCTTCTTTTTTAAGTTTTTTAGCTTTGTTTACAATAGAAGTTGGGCAGTATTGATAATCTTCTTCCGTAACGTCTGTATAATTAAAGTTATGTAAAAAGCTATAATTTTTTGTAGGCTCACCTCCTATAGCAGGTTTAAAAAGGTAAACGTCTAAAAACGCATTTAAATCATTAGCTGTTTGTGGTGATGGTATAACTATGTAAAAGGCTTTAGAAGGATATCTAGTTTCTTTAAGAACCTCTAAGCCTTACTTTAGGTATTCCTTATTATCTTGAATCCATTGCATTTAATTCTCCAATTCAAATTCAGCTGTTTCTACTATAGCATCTTTTAATGCCCCAGATACAGTTAATCTTGCATCTATTACATTAAGTAACTGCTCTTTGATTTTTATGTCCCCATTAGAAGACATAATAGATAATTTTAATTCTGGTAATTTATGTAGTGGTAATATACTGCATTTATGTAAAAGTTCTTCCATTAAGTGTATCCTTGTTCTTTGATGTAATGTGTTGTAAATCTATAGAATTTCCATAGTTGTTTAGGTACTTTGTATGTTAATGTAGAATCTCGTTCTTTTACTCTAAATACAAAAGTTCTCATGTATGTATTCCATGCAGTTAAAGACGTATCTGGGTAAGCTTTATTAAGTAATCTAGCTAATTCGTATTCTTTAATATGTGAAGTAATAAGTCCATAATTGTCTTGTGAGGCTTTAATTACAGTATCTCTATGCTTACGTCTAGCTAGTAATGGTTTAGTGTCTACGTACAGTTTAGAGCCTTGTTTATATACAAATTCATGATTAGTATGTTTAGCTACATATATGTTAGACATTGACACATTATATAGGTATGCAAAATCTTTTGCTAGTATCATTTAGTTCCTTTAAAATAAATTATATGGTGGGCTGAGTAGGATTTGAACCTAACGACCACTCCGTTATGAGCGGAGGACTCTAACCGCTGAGTTACCAGCCCAAGTTAGAAATGCTCATCAGTATATCGGCAAATACTGATGAGCTAAGGAGTTATATGTTGTATAATAGACCAAAAACTATTATAATTTACGGATATTAGCTAGTCTCCTCTTATACGAGTGCTTTGCGTAACGTCCTAAACGAATTCCGATGGTTTTATACATATACGATATTCAACCATCTAGGGTTTACTAAACGCTTCGTATTGTCTATTTGTGTGTAGGAGAGCCATAAAGTTACGTTATGATTAGTATTTTACTGTCTTACAATTACGTTAATACTATAGTAATCAGCCTACTTAGTAGGGAACTTAAAACCTAATGAGGATTTAGAGTGTGTACCTTTAATAATACGATTCATTGTTGTTACAGATATATTATATGTAGACATAATGAGTTCTTTATCTATTACTTTAGCTGTAGTTAAGACTTCTTCTATCTCTCTAACTTCTGCTGTTGTAAGATGAGTATGCTCTTTATGTGGATCATGTTTAACTACAATTGATGTATTTTTAAATTTAGCAAGTTCTGCTTCTAATTCGTTAATACGTTTTTGTAGCGGATGTATATAGATTGTACAAGTATTTAATAGTGTTGTTGGTGTTACATCAAGTGTTATATTAGTAGCATTTTTTAATCCAATACAATCTAATTTATACCCAATAGCTTGGCTGTACTCAATTTCACCACCCTCAAAAAGATGTGTAATAAGTTCTTTTTGTTTTTCTGTAAGTTTCATCAGTTATCCTTATGTTTTTTAGATATTAGTTTAAGATATTTACTAGGGGTAGCATGCATCATAGCTTCAGCTAACCATTGAATTTGAACCCATGCAGCACCATTATTTCGTAGTTTAAGGTAGTTCTTGTATGCTCGTAAATTCATAGTAACAATCATATCAACTTTCCAGTTGTCATTAACTATGTGCTTAAATGCATCACCAACATTTCTCTTTTTCTTACCATCTTGGAGGATTGAAAAAATTGTTTCTCTGCTAGGTCTATTACCAATTGACATTCTACTATCTTTAGTTGTAGCAATATCTAAGAATGTTTCTTTACCTAAAGTACTATACTGATTTTTTAACTTCTTCCAAATATCATCAATTTGAATTCTGTTGTACTCTTCATTAGTAGTAACAAATATATCTAACTCTAATAATTTCTCATAAAACCAATCAGATGGATTAGTATTTGAAATGTTATTCAACATTTCAGCAATAAATGCATTTATAACAGGATTCATAGTATAGCGAGTACTTCTAACAGTAATACCTTGGATACGGTGTCTTGCATGTTCTTGTAGTACCCCTCTTGAAGTACCTTTAATTAGGTATGTTAGATTTGCATGTTCTAACACACTATGGTGAAAGTAAGTCCAAGTGAGATCATCGAGTAAACTACTAGATTCAATATTATTAAGTTGATTAATACTTTCAGTATTAAAAATCTTATTATTAAAATCCTCTGCAATAACTTTATGTTCACTATTTGTAAAACTGTCATAAGCAGTTCTAGCGGCTAATTCACAAGTACCTATACCTGTTTCTTGTAGTAACCAAACTTCTGGTTTCTTATATGTAATACCTGCTATTTTTACATTCATTTAAACTCCTTTTTATTTAATTCATTATAGATATCTTGTATGCTATAATATGTTACACCTTCAAAAAAACCTTCACATTTACAATCATAATCAACAATAAATCTTATCGTATTTTTATTTTTAACAAAATTACAAAATTTAACTATACAAAAATCTGGAAATGACTTTTTAAAAAATTCAGTTACTTCATCTTTTAATGGTTTTAGTTCAATATCATCAGGATAATAATCTATCCCATAATATTTACCATGGTCTGAATAATCACCTAGCCATAATCTATCATCTTCTAAATATTTTTTAAATTGTTTTTTTAGCATTTTATTTTCTTTTTAAAATATTTAATTTTATATTATGCTCTTCTATAGCTTGTTCATAGTGAGCACATTTGTTATCCCATATAGCAGATGCTGCTACACCGCCTATTGCTAACCCAAACAGAAGTGCTACTAAAATCTGTTGTTCATATTCGTTAAACCTGTTCATTTTTGTCTCCTTAGCCTGCATATAAGCTTATATATTCTGCTATTGATAAAATCGTAATTGTTATACTTAATTTTAAATCTGTGGAATTCATCTTACATTCCTTTAATGTTTCCATGTAACATTACTTCTTTTCATATCATCTAGATTTCGATAATTAACATCTTTATAGTAACCCAAATTTATTAATGTATTCTCAACAATTTCCATAACATCAATAAAAGAATATTGTCTAATATCTTTTGGGCTTCTATCTTCATAATTTAAGATAGTTTTTCTTATCTCATCCCTATTAATACTATTTGCCATCTTTGTCTCCTTGATATAAATCTTCAGGTTTAACTGGTTTTGCGTATGTCCAGCTACAGCTTTTACAACGAAATGGAGATTTTTTTTCATCTGCATAGTTCACTAATATATCTATATCCCATTCTTCATTATTATAATCTCTAACCCATACAGGCTTACCTACCATATCTGGATCTTCATACCATTCAGTAGGTTTTAATCTGTATTTTACATCTGGATTAAAATCCCAATTAAGATCTTGTATAGTCTGCCATTCTTTTGCTATTTCATTATAGTACTGAAATTTAGCATCTGGTTCGTCAATCTGAAGCTTTCTAAGCTCTGTATGGTCATCATCAACTATATAGATGTCTTTATTGTTCCATGATGGTATTCCACTTACATAACCCCAGCTACCATTACTTCTTTTATACCACATCTTAGGTCTTCCTGCTTTTACCCAACGTTCAAACTCTTTAATTAATTGTTTTTCAGTCATTGTTTCCTCTCTTGTTTTTATATTGTAAATACCAATTATTTACCTAAATCAGTGAAAAAGGTATTATGTGTAATAACATTAACATATTCCTATACCTGCTGAATTAATAAGTTCAGTAATAGTTGGCTCCCAACCATATGATTTACATATATTGTAAGCTTTGTTAAGTTCTAATAGAGTAGACTCTGGTGTAAGTCCTATGTAATCTAAACAATAGTCCCAGTCAGTGCTCATAGCATATTCATGTCTTTCATCTTGGTATTGCTCATTTAATTTATCTTGTCTTAAGTCATCTAAATCTTTTTGTGTTATCATAATTTAACCCTTTGTATGCATAGTAAATGTCGTTAATTATGTAAATCAACTATTATTGTACTTTTATAATCGTTATCCCATTAGTTCTATATAATCTTTTAAAACTACTGATTACTTCATCTCTACATTGTTGTGTTTCACACTTAATAACTGATATATTTCTAGGGAGTACTTGGAGTATGCTGTTTTGCTTACTAGTTATAACGGTATCTTCATTAGATATTATTATTTTACCTAAGTAGTTATTTGTGTGCAAATCCCATACTGTAGCATGTAACGAAATAGTTGTTAAAAACAATAGTAATAACTTAAGCATAGGTATTTTCCAAAATTTAACTAACAATATAACCAAATCCTATTATATAAATAAATATGAGTATTACTGCCAATTCCTCCATGTAGTAATGTAATAACCATTTTAATTTTTTTAATTTTTGTTTAAAGTAACTCATCTTTTCCTACCTTTATAGCGGCAGCTTGCCATAAACTGTATGTATGTCTATTCCATTTTTTAAGGAATGCTTCTTTGTCTTTTTTAGTTTTACGTGGGTATCTTGGTTTTAGTATTTGATAGCTAATTTGTTTATAAATAACTTTATCCCAAGTATCTGTTGTGTTTGGTAAAATACTTTTTAAATTATATTCATTAGCTAATGTACTTAGTACCATAAGTTCTTTATCCCAAGATCGTTTACTTGTTGTGATATTTGTAAGTGTTGTAATAGCTTCATATAAATATACGTTTCTAAGTACTTTAGACTTATAATATTTGTTATTAACTCTATATGTATGCACTTTAGACGTTGTATATGTATTCTCACGTAAAAGTTTATCCATTAAACTTTGTGCCTCATATGGATCTAATAATGTTCGTAAATGAGTTATATTAATTAAATGGTTCATACTACTACATCCAATTTAACTGTCTCATACTCAATCATTTTAGCCTTAGCACGTTCTAATAACATATTAGTCATATCTAATTTAGTGCCCATAACTTCTAGTTCTCTTTGCATTTTAGCATTATTTTTGAGCACTTGTTGTAGTTCTCTAGCATTAACAGTAAGTTTGTCAGTAGATGTAAAGTAATCTGTAAGTAATTGATCTTGTGTCATATTATTCTCCTAAATACGGTTGAATTGTATAATCTTTATGTTTGCTATAAAATTTATAAATAGCTACTCTATCTTTAATAGAGTAGTTAATCATATCTATAATTTTAGATAGTTTAGTTTTGATGTTTGTGATTATCATGTTTATCCTTAATAATTATTTGTATATCTTTTTTAGGTTCAGTATTAAATACATTGTCATTGGGTCTATTTCTAAGTAATACTTTAGCCTTAACAGTTTGCTTTGTACCTTGTGGGTAATAAAGTGAATAATTTACCCATATGTGGTCTATATGTATACCATCTATAAGTACATCTTTAAAACATACAGTTCTTTCCTTTGTTCCAACATTCATACCGTATTTTTGTATGATACCTTCCATAGTGATAGTTTTACCTATTAGATGGTGCAATTGTTTAAATCGTTCAGTCATAAATTTGTCCCCTACTAATTTTATATAATTTGTTGTATATTTATAGCCATAGTGATTATGTTGTGCTTGATGACAACGTCTACATAACGATACTAAATCTTCTAATGGCTCATTGTAAATATGCTTATATGTAAGATGGTGTACCTCTAAGGGTACTTGCTTAGAACATATATAACATTCGTAATTATCTCGTTTAAGCACAGCAATTCGTGTAATATACCACTTTTTAGATTTCATGTAAGCTTGTTTTTCTTCTATGTTTATGGATACCTTTGTTACTTTAGAAGGTACGTAGTACTCTGTAAAATCTTCTTTAGATAGCCTATAAAAAATATGGAATAGAAATGTAATAAATACAACTCCAATTAATATAGGGCTAATCCAACCGAATAGTAGTATAACCCCAAAATAATATGGAGCTATATCCTCACTAACTTGTAACTTCACGTAAAAATTTTATAGCATAGTATATACCTATTGGTATAAGTAAAAAAATAATAGCTTGAGTCACTATAGCTATAGCTCCTAATATAATAAGACCTAAGGATACAGCTAATGTTGTACCTATATCTTTAAAAAAATTAAACATTAGTAGCTCCTTTAGGTGTATACACTGGTATAGAAGATTCTTCATCTTCGTCTTCATCATCATTAAATTCAAGTGGTTCTTTAAGTAAAGATAGAGAGATAACAGCAGAAGCAACCATAGCTACTACCATTCCTCCTAATGTACCACCAAACATCCATGATAAAGCAACCATGGCTGATATATCTAAGAAAGCATCTAAATGTCTTCCCATTCTTACCTTTTTTAAAAGTATTAAAAAGTTAAAAGCAGTTACGATTCCAATTATGATAGCAAACATAGCACACCTCCTTATAAATAAAATATCTTCTTATCTTTGTTACAAAAGCAAAAAAAAAAATAAGTAAAGACAAGACCAAAAGGCCTCATCTTTATTTAAGTGCTGAAATAGAGAATGAAATAGAATTATCAAGTGGTTCTACAGTAGCTAATAATTTAGTATAAGCTATTTTAGAAGCTTTATCTGTTGCTCCTATAGACTGTAAGTAACTATTAAGTACTTTATGTCTATTAGTTCTTAAGTTCTCTAATTGAGCTATGTAAGCTTCTCTCATAGCAGTACCTGGAAGTACTAACCCTGCATCATGAATAGCTATACACCATTCTCCTCTATCTTGGATAGTTTTCATAGTACTATCCATGATAAACGAATCTAAATTATGTATAAGACCTGTAGCATGGTAAGTTCTAAATCTATCATAATCAGGTACTGTAATAGTAGTATGGTTCATAATAATTTTAATAGTCTTAGTCTTGCTACAATATGTACTATATGCTGTAAGGTTAGCACCTACTACTTTATGCTTATTAACAGTAGTCGTATACTGCTCAAAGTAAGTATCTGTAGTAAATGTTGGTGTAGTAATATTAGCATGTTTAACTGTTAAATCTTTGAATGCTTTAATAACTGCAAATGCACCATCTTTAAATTCTTTTCGTATAGCTTTCATCTCTTCTTTTGTAAGAGTTTCCTTTTTAGCTTTAAGAAGTTTAGTGAATGAAGCACTAGAACCATAACCTACTGGTGTACCTATTGCTTTTATACCATCACGGTTGTTTACACCTTTTACATACCAAAAGTCTTCAAGAGTTTCTGGTTCTATTACATTAGTTTTAGCTAGTAATCTACGATCATTAGTAAGTACTCCAACAATCTGAGCTATAGAAGCTGTAGCATCCATTTCTAAAGGTATGTTCCACATAATACTACCATCTATAAATAGTTGGTCTAAAGCTTCGTAGATTCTTTCTAACCATATAATCTCATGTAGTGTTTTAGCTGTCATATTAGGTAATCTTTTCTTTTTATAAGATACCATACCACTAAGTATCTTACCATTCCATGACTTAGCTTTACTTTCTACTAATTCTGCAATGAACAGGTAGATATCATTTAAAGCTTTCTTATTAGTATCTAGTATAAATACTGATTTATCAGCTATAATAAGTGCTCTCATGTCTTTGTTAGCAATAATATTGCCTACTTTACGGATACCACTATAGATGCTTCTACCTCTCATATCATTTATGTTTGATTCAAGGTTATAGTACTTTTTAGGGTTACATAGATAGTAATCTAATACTTCTTCTGAAATTGCTTTATAGTTAGCTTCATCCATAAGGACATCTGGGTATTTCTTAGCAACATTAGTCATACCTTTAACTAAGTTAGACTTAATTAACTCATAGTGCTTAAGCATAGCTACTGTATCTAATTGAAACTTCATACTAGCACACTTAGCAAAACCATCTCTTACTAATCCTGTATCTTCGATGCTATTAGGTGTTTTAGTGAGGTTACTATCCATAATACTATTAACACATTTCATAGTATTGAGCTTAATTCTCATATCTTTACGATACTTTGTAGTATCAATATACTTAGCAAGTTTAGTCTCATTAAGTTCTATGTATGCGAAGTTTGGTTTAACTACACCATTAATCCATTTTTCTTCACCTAATGCAAAAGATACAGCTGTGAATAACTTTGCACCTATCTTTTCACTCCAAAATGGTACTGATACTTGGTTAGAACCATTAATGAAACTATACTCCATAGAGTCTATTAGTAGCTTTGTTGCCACTGACTCAAAAGATATATAGACTTTGGTATTGTCTGGTAACTCTTTGTTTAGTAAACTATATAACATACTTTGTCCTTATAAATAAATTGGTTGTAGGGACTAAATCCCTACTTACTATGCACTAACTAATGCATTATGAGCTTCTAAAGCTTTTTGTGCTTCTTCTTGCTCTTTAGCTACTCTTTTGAGAGCTTTGTGTTCGTTCTTTTCCCACTTCTCTTCAGATAGTTTAATGTCTACATATGGAAGATTGAGGTAATCAGCTAATGTAGAGATGTAGTACTTAAACTCTTCATAAGCAGGTTCGATAGCATCTATAACTTCGTAATCTGTATTACTTAAGAATGTATGAGAACCTTTAGACTCTTTAATATCCATAAGAAGGTCTGCTGTCACTGGAACTGCTGTATACTTATTGATGATGTCTAAGATATCTTCTTGAGTATCTGCAATGTCTTGCACATCACATCCTGGCCATGTATACAATGATGCTATCTTAGCTAACATTTCTGGTACTCTACCGTACTCACTTCTTCTCGCCATCTTTAAGAAAGACTCTAGCTTCTCTGGTTCTAAGTCTAAGAACTCGTATAGCTCTTTAAGAACTACAGTAACAGTTGCTACTGATTCTCTAAGTAGTGCATCGTTTATGGCTACTTCAGATCTTAATCTATTCGCTGTAAGATCCATTGCTCTTTCTTTACGAATTTCCTCAAGCTTTTCATTAAATGCTTCTTGTGCTGTGATTGTATTTTCCATTTTTAAATCTCCATATGTTTTAGTAAGGTATAAATATACAACGAATTTCAGTTGTACACACTGCCATTTAAATAAAAGGTTATTAGGCTTTAAAGTAGTTTATTTTTAAATAATGATTCAGTAGTAGCTGTAAGTAAATCACCTTTATGGTCCCTGCTAAATATTTCCTAATAGTTTCCATTTGAATAGAGATTTAGATGTGTAGTCTTCTTTATCAAAATTGTATGCTGTAATGTCTACTAATTCTATAGAGTTATCTCTTGCTAGTTCTAATGGGTATAAAGTTACTGTTGTTACATTTTCACTATAGTACCCATTAGACTCACCTAACCATCTCCAGTCTAAATAACCTTTAGATGTCTTTAATGTGTAGAATGTCCATGTACCACTTGCAGACACTTCATCGTTTTGTGCTCTTCTAGATTTACAAAGTAACTCTATGTACTTTGCTCCTATATGTTTAGAGATATTACCATCTACTTGATGTACTGCTACATATTCACAGCAATCTTGCCTATGGTACTGTTTAATTACTTTACCGTCTGATAGAGTAATTTCTATTGTGTTTGAGTCTTGTACTAGGCCATCTATTTTTGTTATTGTAGGCATTATATTCCCTTTATAAATAAGTTAGTGTTGAGTGTTGTTGTAATACCATATTAAATAGAAGGTTGTTAGGCTTCCATAAATACAGTGTAGGATGAGTGTTTGGGGTTATAAGTGGGTTATGTAAATTTAAGTTAAGATTTAATTAAGGTAGATAACCTATCGAGAACTCTATATTAATTAAATAAGTGTTTTATTTTTCAGTGCTGTCGCTTGTAATTAATTTTAATAGGACTGGAGTCCTGTCTAAATCGTCTTGAAAAACATGAGATAGGTTTAATTAAATCCACAGTTTGTCTATTAGTATATAGGATATAAAGAGTTATTGTAGTAAGTAAGTCGGTCGACCATCTTTTTTAGCAAACCCCTAAATTAGGGTATCAGTTTTAAATTCTGGTCGACCGACCATCTTTTCTCTGGTCGGTAACTATTAATTATTGACCAGAATTTAGTAGTACTAAAGTATCTATTTTATACTGATAGTCTAGGAACGATCCTAAGATGGCTAGCAGAGAATACTGTATTAGATGTCAAAATACCTAGAGCCTAGAGCCTAGAGTGGAACTAAGTCTAGATGAACAAGCTTTAGTAAATAAGTACTTTAATACTATTAGTAAAGAAGCTAATATAGTACAAGCTGAATTAGCTAGTATGCTACATTCTTTGTTGCAGGCCTTCTAGCTTTCTTTGTTAATCGTGTAATAGAGTTTAGTGTTAGCAGAGCAGTTACCCACTCTTACTAACAACTTGAGATGCTAGAAATCTAACATCTCGTCCAATTGCATTTGGACATACTTCTCACTAGCCTCTGCTAGTTTACTTTTACCTGCTTTAGACTCTAAGTAAGTCTTAGATGCTTCTAGTTTACTCTGTGCTATTGCATTAGATATCTTACTGTCTGCCTGAGTCTCAAGTAGTAGTGTGCTAGTGTAAGATCTCCCAACACTAGCTACATCTGTGACCATCCCAATAGTTGGGTCTACAATTGCAGTAGTGCTTCCTGCTACAGTTGTGATCATATCCGCTGTGCTCGTTACTACTGCAACACCCGCACTCAATGTGCTTGCTGTTGCTTGTTTTATGTCTTTGATTATTGATGCCATGCTGACCCTTTCTTCTCATTATTAGTTGAGGTATTAAATAGTAGACTGTTACTACTATAGTATGTTAACGACTGATTACATATACTTAACGGTTAGCTAAGTATTGTGCTGTTTCTTCTGGTGTTAATAATACACCGTCAATAATTAAACATGACATGATTGTTCCTTTTAAATAGATTTGGATTGATTACCATATAGAATAAGAGGTTATTAGTAAGGGATATTAGTGTACTCTCTATTCTAGAATAGGGAATACAGTCGATAGAGCCCAATATTAGGGAACTTGACTAAAAAGATAGGGTACCAAAAGTGTACCTTATTGATGTGTGAAAGGGTACTAAAAGTGTACCTTATCTAAGTAAGTATATAGAAGTTTTGTACAAGTATCGCCTAATAGTAGTTTAGAACAAAATAGTAAATAGTAAATAGTAAATAGTAAATAGTAAACTGTTTACTAAATTTAGTAAACAGTTTACTAAATGCCTCCACTTGACATATGTTAGTAAACGATGTATAATACTAATACATTAACTAAAGAGGTGTAAGAATGGTTGTAACTGAAATTAAACTTAAAGATATTGAAATACATGAGTTAGCTCTTAGTACTCCTAAGATGACTGATGAGCAATTTGAGGCTTTAAAAACTGATATTGCAGAGAATGGTCAGCTAGAACCTATTAAACTGTATAGAGCTAAAGTAGTTGATGGTAGACATAGAGTGTTAGCTATGAGAGAATTACAGAGTGTTAGTATAAAAGCTATACACTTAAATCCTTCTACACCTATAGAAGAAGTAAGACAGCTTGTTGCCAGTCATGAGACTAGAAGACATCAAACACCTACACAAAAGGCTATCTATGCTCTACATGAGTATGATAGACTTAGAGCTAGTGGTGCTAAAGAATCTCAAGAAGTGGTATGTGCTAGGTATGGAACTAATAAACTTATGTTAAGTAGAGCAAAGAAACTAGATGCTATAGTTTCTAAAGCTATTATGGACCATATGTTTAACGGTGGTAAAGTGAACATAGGTACTACTAGTAAGCCATTACTATCAGATAGTTTACTAAGTGTCTACAATCATTTTAAATCTAGAGAAGCTGATATACTTAGTGAGTCACAATGTGTTGCAACTAATTTATTTAGTGATGATGAGTTGAATACACTGAAGACTAAAGTACAAGAGCTACAGTCGGAGTTTGGGTTGGCTATGCTTGAGAAGTTAAGCTCTATGCTATATGGAGCTATTAAGACTGCTACTCCTCAATAAACGATTAGGCTAAGTTTAAGGCTAAGCTAGTTACTCCTCAATAACTAGAGGAGTGTTAGCAGACTGTGGTGCTTCTACACCATTGTCTATTGGATGAAGGTCTGCTACTTTACCTTTAGGCACTGAGATAGCTATTTCTATACCTGTGACTATTGAAGCCACACTAGTAGCCTGTACTTTATATAGTACTCCCTTAATGTTTACTATATAATTGTAAGCTTTAAGGGTTTCTATAACTTCTGAGGCTTTCACACCTCTTCTCACCATAGCTATTGCTATAGTTTGGTGAACTGCATCACCTGCTGTTGCTTTAATGCTACTATCTATTGTTCTTACCATGGTACTTCCTTCTTCACACTAGGTGTGGTATTGAATGGTCAAGCTTTATGACTATGCTGATACTTTAATTACTGTACAGTTAGCTAGCATAATGTCTGCTAGCCTGTCTGCAACTTGTGATGTTGGTACATTGATACATACTTGTTGTCCATTAGGACTTATGAATTGTACTGACATGACTTACTCCTTGTAAATAAGATATGTAGGTTACCACATTAAGTAAAAGGTACTTCGTGCTTTGTTCCCCGTGTAAAAAAATACTAACTACTATACATAGTTAGAATACAGATAAGCTCTGTTAAGCCGATGCACTATTTGTATAGTTAAAGTGCAATCAGTTTATAGACTTGATTAGGTCTTATGTTTAGGCTAGTAGCTCCTTAGGAACTACATCTCCCACTTTTAATTCTTGTAGCTGTGCCACTGCGTCGTAAGTACTATTTCTTGTCAGCCACTTACCTGTAGTCCGCTTCTCATAGTATGCTACATATCGTTTTTTTAGAACTACAAGGTCTTGACTCACAAGAATGTGTGAGTACACTCCTATGTTATTGCTCGCCACACCATACTGGTTAACATAACCAGTGGTGTCTACTAAAAGGTCTACCTTTTTAACTATTCTTAAACCCATAACTAACTCCTTACAATGCCTGCCATAAAGGTTCAGGACTTACAAGTATATAGTACTAAGTACTACCATATAAAATAGAAGGTACTTATTATTTACACTAGCTAATGACTAGGGGGGACTATGACTTTTGTGTATCGTGTAGGTTACATACTACCCCTACACAAAAAAATTTATAATAGTGTGTACTTTGCACCATCCAACGTAACCTTCACTACACAGTAATAAGTGTGCTATAATGTCAGAAAAGGATTACAATGGAAGATTTAAAACTTGTTGGTAAGCATACACATAACACTCAAAATATAACAGTTGAGAAGGTAAGAGAATTTCTACCTAGAGGTGTACATCATAAGGTATCTGAAGAGATGGTGGAATTGATGTTACGTGCTGAGGAAGATATTGGTGTATCTCAAGAGTATATGGAAGAGCAGTTTATGAGTAATATAATGTTACTTAAGGGTAGTAATGTGAAGTCTGATGACTATGTTAATGCGATTAAGTTTTGTACGTTGAAACAGTATATGAGTAACACTAAAGCTTGGAAGATTGTATTCCCTGATAGAGCTAAGAGAGTTGAAGAGACTATTAAGGCTAAAGAAGCTGCTGGTAATAGCACAACTACTAGTTTAGACACCCATGCAGGTGCTTATAATAAGACTTGGTTAGTAGGTGAGGTAGATAAACAGATGTTTGTAGCAGACCATCTACAGTATAGCCACATGAGGCACTTTGCGATACAAGGACAGTATAAGTTAGCATGTGGTTTTGATGCTAGAGGTGAAAAGGTTAGTGCTAATGTACAACACCTAGCTTTAAGTAAGTTGTATGATATGGTTAAGATGCCTGAGGATAACACACTAGATATTAAGATAGGTATTAGTGAAGAAGCTAAAGAGGTACAAATGAATCTTATTGAACAGTTAGCTGCTAATGCTGCTGTACAAAGGGAAAGACTTATACAAGGTCATAGTATAGAGGATGTACAACAGATAGGAGTAACATTAGATGCCTAAGAATGAAGCTAGTATTATACTGGATGAAAATAGTCCAGATATAGTAGATGATAGTGAAAGTAAGTATGAAGGTTGGGATAAGTTCTTAGAGGCTATAGCTGAAGAGCGAGAGGAACTACCTGAGAATGTGAAAATGCCAAGTAAGAGGAAAGAGTATGAGTTTGATGTTGATAGGGCTTTGGACACTATTGATCTCAGCTTTCCTAATTATATACCTAGTTTACAAGCTATAGAATTCTTTAATGTTATTAGGTTGGTATTAGGGAAAGAACCTGAAGTTAAGAATAGCAAGATGCATTACTTTTTAGTTGATTTAGTGTTTGGTAATGTAACTGAAGAGATGTTCCCATTTCCTAAAGAGATAACTAAGAACTTAAAGATAAACCCTAAGAAGATAGCTATTATTGCAAGTAGACGTAGTGCTAAAAGTACTATATTGACTGCATTTATGCCTATCTACGTAGCCATTACTGGGAAGATACCTAACTTCGGTAAGGTAATGTTCTGGGTAAGCTTTGGTGATGCACAACATGCAGGGGCTAAGGTACAAGCTAACACTATTAGGGACTTGTGTATGGACAGTGAGTTCTGTAAGGGTTACTTTGAGAAGATGCGATTTACTGATGAAGAATGTGAGTTTATTAGAAGAGGTGATGGCAGAGAAGAAGATAGAGCTTTTATGTTTAAAGTAAAAGGTGCTAGTGGTAGTAGTGTAAGGGGTATTCGTTATAGAGCTAAAAGGATTGATATATTGAGTTTTGATGATATTATCAAGAGTGAAGCTGATGCTAGAAGTGCTGTTATTATGCAGAAGCTTAATAGTATGATATATAGTGATGCTGAGAGTGCTATGAATAGAAATGGTAAGTTGATTATTATCAATACACCATTTACAAAGAAAGATCCTGTATATAGTGCATTAGAGAATGGTGTATGGACCCCAATGTGTGTACCAATGTGTGAGAAGATTAATGAGGGTACAACTAAGGAAGAGTTTGTAGGTAGCTGGCCTCAGATGAATGATTATGATTGGGCTATGGAAAGGTATCTTGATGCTAAATATGGTGGAACACTAAGAGAGTTTAATCAAGAGCTTATGCTTAGGATTGCTAGTGAGGAAGATAAGTTAATTAAGAAGGGTGAGATACAGTGGTATAGTAGACAGAATATACTAAAGCACCTTAGTGGGTATAAAGTATTTGCAACTACGGACTATACTGCTAGTAATAGTAAGAAAGGGGATTACAGTGGTACTGCTCTATGGGCTATGAATAGTGTAGGGGATATATTCCTACTAGAGTTGAGTTTGAAGAAAGATGGTATAGCTGAACAGTTTGAGCATATATTTAGGTTTGTACAGATGTACACTGTAAAGTATGGTGTAGACTTTGTTGAGGTAGGTGTTGAGATTAATGGGCAACAACAACTTAACATAGAGAGTCTTAGAAAAGATATGCAAGCTAGAAATGTGTATTTTACATTTGCTAGGCAAGTAGGTAAACCATATGGTAGTGAAGGTGTTAGCAGAAGTGGTAGAAATAAGCATAACCACTTCATGAGGGTACACCCATTATTCCAAGGGCATCATATATACTTCCCTGAGGAGTTAGCTGATACACCTGACATGAAAGAGCTGTTAGAAGAGCTTGGGGGAATCACGTATACTGGCCTAACAGCTAAAGCTGATGATGGTGTTGACCTAGTGAGTATGATACCTTTGCTAGATTTACAGAAACCAAGTGCAGAAGACATGTTGAGTACAGAGCTAGATGTTGTAGAGCAAGGGCATGATGGGAATTGGTATTATCCTGAGGACACTAATGAATGGGGTAGCGGAGGTGGGAGTACTGTGTTCTAAGTGTAAGTAATGGTAAAGATATGTAATGGTATAATGCATCAGATAAATAAACTAATAGGTGGTACGCAATGACAGTACAACAAGTTATAGATACAGCAGCAAACAGAGAGTTAAAAAACATTGCTATATCTAATGATGTAAATGCCGTACTAGAGTACATTAATCTAGGGCTTATAGAGCTATACAAAAGATTCGCTCTAAAGGTATCTGAAGAGATGGTAGAGCTACAAGATGGTGTAGAGATGTATGAGATGCCATCTGACTTCATGTGGGCTATAACAGCTTATGGTGAGGTAGAGTCGGGGTCTGATGTTGAAGTTGTTGAGCTACCTATCAATGAGGAAGATAACCCATTGAGCTTAAACACTGTAGGGTACAACACTGTACAAGTTCCTCTAGCTACTGATGGGGCGTATATTAGTATCATATATAGAGCAGGACCAGAGTGGGTAACTGAAGCTAACCTAAATGATAGTGTTAAAGTACCTCCACAGATGATAGCACCACTACTTAACTATATTGGGTACAGCGGGCATATATCTGTAAATGGTATAGCTAACACTGAGCAGTCAACACACTACGCATTGTTTGAGCAAGCATGTGCTAGAATAGAGGCAGCAGGTATGTTCACTAGTGATGATGTCCTTATGCCTAAAAGAATAAGTAATAGAGGATTTAAATAATGAGTAGACGTGGATCATCTTTAAGTAATGTAAGCACTAGTGGAATTTCTAGAGACATAGGAAGTAAGTATGATAGTGTTAAAAAGGTTGCTGACGAGCTTGTAAGTGTAGCAGCTGTAGGTGACAACATAGATAATGTTGTAGCTGCTGGGGCCAACAAAGATAATATAAATGCTGTTGTTGCTAATGAAGTTAACGTAACTAAAGTAGCTGATGCTATTACTAATGTAAGCACTGTAAGTGACAGTATTAGTAGTGTAGGTACTGTAAGTGGTAACATAGCTAGTGTAAATACTGTAGCTGATGTGCAGAATTTAGCTGATATTGTTAGAGTAGCTGATGACCTTAACAGTATGGACTTAAATGGTATAGCAGACGTTACAATTGTAGCTAATGATTTAGTTGGTACTAATAACATAACTACTGTAAGTAGTAGTATAACAGATGTCGGTATTGTAGCTAATGATATAGCAAGCGTAAATGATGTAAGTGCAAATATGGCTAGTGTAGTGAATGCAGTAGACAATGCGAGTGATGCAGCTACAAGTGAGGCAAATGCTAGTGTAAGTGCAGAAAATGCTGCTAGTAGCGCGGCTAGTGCATTAGCTAGTGAAAATGCAGCAAGTGCCTCAGAGACTAATGCTGCAAGTAGTGAATTAAATGCCACAAATAGTGAGACTAATGCTAGTAATAGTGCTAGTGCAGCTAGTACTTCAGAGTCTAATAGTAGTGTAAGTGAGAGTAATGCAGCAAGTAGTGCTAGTTCGGCAGCTGTAAGTGAGAATAACGCTTTAGCTAGCAAAAATGAGGCAGCTACAAGTGAGGCTAACGCTAGCAGCTCAGAAGCTAATGCTCTTACAAGTGCTAATAATGCTAGTACATCTGAAAGCAATGCAGCTACTAGTGAGGCTAACGTAGCTGTAATGGAAGAAACTGTAGTTAGTAAGGAAGCATTAGTAAGCCCACACTACGATGCTATAGACACTATAGCAGCTAATAGTACAGATGTGTCAGTAGTTGCTGGCAGCATAGTTAAGGTTACTACTGTTAGTAATAGTATAGATGACGTAAGTAGGTATGCAGATACATACTACCCACCTAGTGAAACTGACCCATCTACAAGACCAGATGGCAGTGCTACTGTGGTAGGGGATATGTACCTAAATACGTCCTCAGATGCTAGCTTAAAAGGGTTACGATTATATGATACAGATGGCTGGAGAGCAGCTGGTACAGTTATTAATGGTACTAGTGGAAGACAAGTGTTCACTGCAACTGCTGAGCAAACAACATTCGCTATTACTGGTGGGTATGATGCAGGATTTGCTGATGTGTACCTAAATGGTAGAAAGCTAGAGAATGGTGTAGATGTTGATACTAGTAGTGGTGCAGATATTGTATTAGCTGTTGGTGCTTCTGCTGGTGACATAGTTGATGTTGTAACTTATGGTGCATTTGTCTTAGCTGACCATTACACTAAAAGTGAAGATGATAAGCTACTAGATACAAAAGCAGGTTTAAATGGTAGTGCTACTCAAACTTTTAAAGTTGCTGATGCAGTTAATGCTAATGAAGCTACTAGCAAAAAACAAACTATACTTAACATAAAAGCAGACAAATTACTAACAGTTGGCTCAGGGGGTGCCTATGCTACCATAAATGAAGCATTAGAAGAAGCTAGTAAAGCTTACCCATTATATAAACAAGGTGGTTATAGTGTAGAGATAAGGCTATTAGCTGGATTCGTTATGCAAGAACAAGTAATAGTCAAAGGTATAGATCTGGGCTATATTACTATCACTGGAGAAGATGAGGAAACTACAATACAAAGAGATACATTGACAATAAACACTGCTAATGAGTATGATGGTGTTGACAGATATAGTGCATTCAATGCTATAAACGCTACATTACCTGTAATAGGTCAATTATTTAATATGGATGCTAGTGGTGAAGAAAGCACTGAAAGAAGCGGTATATATGCTGTAGCTGGTAGTAAAGTAAATGTACTAAATGGCTGTGGTGTTAAAAATGCTGGTCAGTATGGTATATTAGTTTATAAACGCTCCGAAGCACACATAGAAGGAAGTATATTTAGTGGTGCTGGTAGTGTTGGTATCTATGCGCGTAGTAGTTCAACTATCAATGCCGGCACAGCAGATGCTAGTAATGCTGGTACATATGGTATCTATGCCTTATACGATTCAACCATCAATGCTATATCAGCAGATGCTAGTGGTGCTGGCACATACGGTATATATGCTGCATATGCTTCAACTATTAATGCTGGTTATGCTACTGTTACCAGTGCAGGCTCGGTCAGTATTGTAGCAGGAGGTAGGTCAAATATTGCTGCACTGTATAGCAATTGCACTGCTAATGGGAATTATGAGTATCATGCTAATAGTGGTTCTATTGTTGATATATCGGAGTATAAGGGAGATGCAAGAGCAAGTATAACACTAAATGAATGGGGAGCTAATGGCTCTATAACAAGCTAAGGAGGCGTACAATGATAGCATATACAATAACAAAAACAAATAAAATATGGGTGTTAGACGAAAGCAAGGAAGATACTATTCCTCCTTGGTGCTACAATAAAGAAGGATATTTTGTAGTGGAATCGCTACCTGACGATATTCAAGCAATGGTTGATGCAGAAAGTACACAAAAAGAGTTAGAGGACTATAAAAAATCCGTAAACTCTAAGATACAAATATTACTCAATAGACAGGCATTAGCTCTAGGGTATGATAACATTAACTCTATCGGAAAATATATAGGATATGACAATCCTTATAGAGAACAAGCAGAAAGCTTAGGTTCATGGGCTGCAAATGTATGGGCTACAGCTGAGCAAATTGAAGCAGATGTAAAAGCTGGGAATAGAGATATGCCTACAGTTGACGAAGTATTAGCTGAATTACCGAGTTATGGAGAATAAGATATGAGTATAATTAGAGATATTGTAGAGAATGAGAGAGAGGTGATGCTAGACAATGGTATGTCAAAAGCAATAGGAAACATAAACAACCCATTGTTAGACTTACCATTGAACAACTCTTTAGCTATGAAACAAGGTGTAGGTAGTGTGGAGTTCAGTAGAAGTACGACAGCTACTTATATAGATAGATATGGTGTACTAAAGACAGCCGCTGTAGATGAGCCTAGATTTGAGAAAGATGGTTTATTGATTGAGGGGAGTAGCACTAATTTGCTAATAGATAGTAACAACTTTGGTGCTTGGAATAAGATTTCTTCTGGCGATGGAGATGAACCAATAGTAACTGTTAATTATGCTACTGCTCCAGACGGCACGAATACAGCGACTAGGCTTCAACTAAGTATTACAGATGTTACAGATTTTGGTAGTCAATCAGGTATAGATACTGGTGCTTTTTCTGGATTCACAGAAGGCTCAAAAAGAGTTGTCTCTGTATGGATGAAATCTAATACAGGGGCAGACCAAAATATAGTAATTAGAGATTATATAGGTACTGATAATAGGTCGCTTGTAACAGTCACAAAGGAATGGAAACGATTTTACCTTATTAGGGGTCCTATAGATTCGGATAATGGTAGACTTATACTTACAACTAGAGGTGATTGGGGCACATCTGCTGATATAGATATACTGGTTGCTTTTGCTCAATATGAGGAACTACCATTTGCTACAAGTTACATACCTACAACAGATAGTGCTGTTACTAGAGGGGGAGATGCTTGTAGTGTAGATTATAGGAACAACGTTCCTGCTCCTAACACAGATGAGATGAGTGTTCTATGTGATGTAAGTTTTTTAGGCAGAGCAAATACTCTACAAAGACCTTGGAGAATTTCTGGTGAAGTAAATAGATTAGTACAACTAGCAAATGACACAGGTTTAAATTTTTATTATGGCAGTACACCTAGACGAGTAACAGCAGAGTTTAATAAAATTATTAGAACTGCGGCTATATTTAATAAAACAGCTATGTTTCATTATAAAAATGGGTATATGGAATCAGCCCCTATCGCACCAGGCACAGTTACAGGTAGTGCTTCAAGTATTGGAATAGGTTGCGATGGTAATGGTTCATCACTTTATTCATTGTTTGGTCACATTAAAAACTTTAGAGTATATGATAGAGCATTAACAGAACAAGAAGTGAGGTTAGCATAATGGAAGTACAAAGGAGAAATATAATGAGTTACGATTCTATAATATATTGTAATGATTTACAAGCACTGAAAGACAAGTTGATAGCAGATGGCTACTATGATGAAGAGAGTGGAACATACACTCTCAACCATACACTCACACCACTACAATATAAGGATAATACATCATTAAGTTATTGTAGAGGATTTAGTTTAGATTTAGATGAGTACACAATGCTAGAAGACTTAGGTACATATGAGAGTATCTTGTTGGATGGGAACAGTGATAAGTTAGATAAGTATAAGAGTGTATATGACTATGAGAAAGTAATTGAATATACAGATGATGAAGGAAATACTCAAAGTTACACTAAACCATTTAAAATAGGAGAATTTGCATAATGAAAAAGTATAGTTTAGATGAAATAAATAGTGATGAACAACTACTAGAGAAGATTAAAAGAGTTGATGGCAGTGGTAGTGGGCTAGATGCTGATTTAGTTAGAGGGCTGCCAGCAGATTTTACTTCCAGTTTAAGCAAGAATGGCTATCAGATACTACCAAGTGGTTTGATTATTCAATGGGTAACCTCGACAACTGATGGTGATGGTAAGTTTACAGCAACATTCCCCATAGCATTTCCAAATGAAGGTCTTGCTGGTTTTAG